AAAGGTTTGCAAGCAGAAATCCAGAGCGATAAAGAGTATCTAGCTGAACTCGACAAAGAGTATCAGCCGCTACTCCAAAGGTATGAAGGAGAATAATGGCTGGACTAATTAAAATTTACGAAGTGGATACGTGGATCAGCAAGGACATCTTTGTTGACACGCCAGACAAAGGTATGACTAGGATTAGGTTTGACGAGGAACAAGCACCTGGCTTGCTCATACAACTACGTGAATGGGTGCGGCAAATCGAGGAAGTGGTGGAGGACTAATGCAAGCGGTAATGCCATACGTGGAAGTTTCTAACGATGATCCAGAAGTCACGCTTATGGCTAGGGATGGCAGTTGCGTCGGAATGTCCGATAAGCTAGCTGTATGGCGTTTTGGATATCTTCCAGATTCTCCTAAGGCAATCCAATCGGGTTGTTATATCATTGGACACGGTTACTTCTGGGTTCTCGCAACTCGCAAGACTGGCATGGTTAAGGAAGCCTTTTCGGGTTATGCCCTCGAACTACCAGCCAACTTTCGTAAGGTGATTGAATGGCAACCGCACCGGAAATAACACACGCCTACGCAATCGGCAACACTCTGCTAATTGAACACGGTCTACGGGCTGTTGGTTGGATATTCCAACTAGACAATGCCAAGGAACGAATAGGTCAGTGTAACCACGATAAGAAGTTAATCACCTATTCCATACATTATCTACGGGAGCCAGAAGAATTTATCCGTGACACTGTTTTGCATGAAATCGCTCATGCGCTGGTTGGTTACGAACACGGACATGATTATGTATGGCAGCAGAAGTGCGTGGAAATCGGGGCTAAGCCAGAACGCCTAGCTAACGAGAATGAGCTAGCTACGAAGATAACGCCTAACTACGTTATCAAGTGTGAAAACTGCGGTTGGTCGGTAACTAGGCTACGTATGCGCCGAAGAAACTTTGGCAGCACGTGCCCTGAATGTCACACAGAAGTCAAAATCTATCGAATTAGGAAAGGATAACGTTACTAGGCTACGTATGCGCCGAAGAAACTTTGGCAGCATGTGCCCTGAATGTCACACAGAAGTCAAAATCTATCGAATTAGGAAAGGATAACATGAAAGCGGAGCTTAAACCACTAGACGGTAAGTACTACGGTACCGAAGTTGCTATCACCAGGGACGGCGATGATAACCGGGACTTTGGCGAAGGTTTGATTCAGATTTGGGTGGTGGGTAACTATGAACCGTCACGTAGGGAGCTTGACGATTGGGATACCGATGAACTCGAGCTTCTAAGCGATAGCCATTACGAAACTGAGACAAGTCTGGAAATCGCAGAACTTCTAGTTAAGGCGGTGAACAAAGCAACATGAGCGCAGACAACGGTTACATCGTTAGCAAGCTCGCTTTGGGAGAGGATCAACGCTTGTATGGTATCTTTGATTACTGCGCTAGCGTTGACGAACCACCGAGTTACTACACAGAAGCCAACGCGCTTGACTGTTTTCTTGATCCTGTCATGGCTATTCTCATGGCACATAGACGGGAGAAAGAATGGTCAACTGAGTATGGTGTCTATGTCCACGGCTCTGTTCTTGGGGATGCATTGAAGGGATACAAACCATGAACATCATCACTAACAATCAGCCAAGATACTTGCTCGACTTTGACGAGTTGACGGACAAGGAACAGGAAGATATCGATATTTCCGTTGACTACTGGTCTGAGGTAGACTTTGTTAGGTACAAGGGTACTGTCTACAATCTGGATGAGTTCACGGTTCCGTCTAACGCAAGTCCTGACGTACTAAAGGCTTGGGATGGCTTCCTGTCGGACTCGTTCTTCTCGGGTATTCTAGTCAAGTGGTCTGAGGACGGAGAACAAGTAATCATGGGGAGGTACTACGATTGATAGCAATCTTAGCAGCGTGTTGTCTGATCTTTGTGATTATGATGTTCCTGCGGATAATCTTTGGGATCATAGACAGGAGGAGATTACGTGGAAATTGATTGGAATGCACACTACACAGTAGAAGGTTGGAGCGGCGGCATCGCATTCTACTTGCTTGGCCCCGCTATGATAAGGGACTCAGACTATGAATGGACAGGTATGGAATATCCTGACCCACAAATGGTTCGCGCTGTTATGGTAGGTGACGATAAAGTCCACACTGTTGACAAGGATGATCTACGGCTCATAGCCGACGACGATTACTGTCACGAGTGTGGTCAAATTGGCTGTACAGCAGACGGGAGATAAGGATGATAATCTTTGAATGCGATTACAAAAATGCGCTAGCAGTAGCATTGGAAATCTTTGCTGGCGGAGCTAGTGTAGCTCTGGTAATTTGTGCGTTTGGGTTCGCTATTTGGCTATGTGCTAAGGCGGGTATTAAACTCTAACATGCATGTAATCGGTTACACATATGAAGCTGATTACCATTGTGTTGAGTGTGCTACTAAAGCTTTTGGATTTAAGCTAACTCATCCCGAACGGGTCGGTCCAGCTATTGATAGTGAGGGCAACGAAGTTCATCCTGTTTTTAACACCGATGAATGGTATGCTAACGACATTTACGAGGGTGCTACTCATGCCACTCTTAACTGTGGTGACTGTGGTACTGAACTAGACTCTTGGGCTGCTGCTTGACCTCAACGGGGATTTGTGCTATACTGTACCCTGTGCGGGGCTTTGAGAACCCGCGCCTAACTATGTGACGTATGTCACTAAGTGGTTAACTCGGTAATTCAACGGGAAGGGGTTAACAGACTTTATGCTGGTACCTATTCTAGCTCTGCTAGGGGTAGTTTTGGCATTCGTCGTTTTTATCATGGTACTACCAGTAATTACGAAAGCATATAGAGAGGTGAAAGGTTACGAAGATGGCAGAGCGGATTGATACAAGAGATTTGATGTTCCGTAGTGATATCGCGGCTCATGCGTTGTTTGAGGATCTACGGAAGAATTGTGAGGAAGAACCGGAAGATGGTATCCAGATGATTCCGGTGGGTGATTGGCTTGATTATGTTCAGGAGCTTATCGACGACACTTGCACTGGACTACCACCCAAGTTTGAATTCACGCGCTACGATGGTACCAGGGTGGATATCTCTGATGAGTGGCCCTATCGGCACGTCAAGATTGATTACGAAGCGGCTGCTGAGGAGCTTAAGTCTGATTACCATGAAGTGGAGTTTGGGGGAGAAACGTACTATGTCAAGTGATCCACCTAAAATCACAACTCAGATGATTGATGATCTGTTCGATGAGCAGAATGCACTTCCTCTTGAACAGTTCGCTGAGAATATGCTTGGTTTGTTTGAAAACGATGAGGTTATTTATGATTTCATGGCTGAGATGCCAGCTAGGATTTTCGTAAGTGGACCTCTTGCAGTGGTTTGGTCTTGCTTCCTCTTTGGTATCAAGCTTGGCATGAAAGTCAAAGAAGCACAGTACCTCGAGGAATGGAGTAAGAATGTACGCGAAGATAACTGAGGATCATCTGTATGAACACACCGACCACAATCCTACAGAGAGTAGAGCGGGTTGGCAGCTTTGGACTGATTACACAGATCCAGAGGTTAGACTCATTAAGTGTCGTCTGTTTGACGATGATGGAGAGCTTTATTACGAAGCTATTGCTGATGATGAAGCTCTGGAAGATTTGTTTGATTGGGCACAGAAAGATGCTGGCGTTACGCTTTTAAAGATCAAGAATGAAAATGGTGAATGGGAGGATTGCATCGGATGAGAACTATCGTTGACGTTGCAGAAGTGAATCTTAAAGTGATTGTCCACGGCGAATTTCATATCGTGAACATTAGAGAAGCGATAGCTTCGGATGGTGCGAAGCTTATCGTTGTGACTCATACAGCACCGGATGGTAGAGCGTATGAGTTGCTAAAGCTGGAAGGTGAGGTAGTTTAGATGAGGAAACGAGATATTAATAGGCAGTTGTTTAACACGGCTCACTATGAAATCATTGCTAAGCAGTTTCGCACTAAGCTCGAACCACTGTTTACTGATGTTGAAGGTGATGCCGGTGCCAGGGCTGCTCTAGTGGATTTGGCTCTTGGTTTGACTAAGAGGTTTGCACTAGACAACGAGCTATTCAAGCCTGAGTTGTTCTTGGATCGTTGCTCGCCTGACACCGACCGATATCCACTTAGCGAGCTTTGGGAGGGTGTAAATCAAGCAGAGGAAGTGGAGGACTAGGGTGGAAAAGCTACGGATAATCGAGTGCATCAACGATCTTGTTGGTGATGCAGTTTTTCTTGAGGATAGAGTCGTGAGGTGGTCAGTAACTACCAAAGCTGATTATGAAGCTTTGTTCAACGATCTACATAAAATCGAATACAGATTTCAAGAGCTAACAAAAACACTTAAAGATGAAGCGGAGCGAGTCGATGCTTGACGTGGATGACAAGAATGAGTTGCTTGGTGAGCTTACCCAAGCTAAAGTGCTACTCGATCAACTGATTGAGCAATTGGTTTTTGATGCAGTCAATTTTGTATCAATCCACAGAATTGATGACGTTGAATCCCACCTGCATAGGGCTGAAAAAGTTTGGGACAGAATTCTAGTTACGAATGGAATGTGAAAAACGATGGATAACGAAGGTTGGCCCGCTTATGGCTGGAATCATGGTGGAGGTGTCGAGATAACGGTGATGCGTAATGGGCAAGACTATCTCAGGTGGACTTGTAGTTGTGGCTGTAGGGGTTTTTGGACACACACCAGGAATGCGACAAGAGTGTCAGAAAATGCGGAAAGACATATTAGGAGGATGCACAAGAACGATGGGTAGAAAAACACGCAAGCAACTGCAGAAGGAAAATCCAAATGGGGACTTGTCTAAATCTGAGGCTAAGGATGAATGGCAAGGACTCAAGTCTACCAAGAATAAGAAGTCTCGTAAACGACAGCACGGCAAAAGGAGAGGGCGATGAAAAGAATTTTCGTCACGTTTAACGCACCATACAACAAAAATCTTGAGGATATGATCGAGAACACGGAATATCCTCTTTATCATAAATTGCTGGAATTGATTAGAACTTGGGGTAACGAGGGTGAAACTGCTACGGTGGCTTTCACGATTACGGAGATTGATGCAGATGATTAAGAATGAAAATTGGCTCACGCCGACGAACAAGGTACTATGGATGAAAGCGTTTCGTTCACGCGCAGAGCACGTAGAGCTACGTGATGGTAGAAGGTTTCAGATCAAGTACAAAACTGCTACATTTTTTCCGAGCGATGGACCGAAGGAATACGCTTGGGTTGAGCCTAGTTTGGGAACTTTTGCACCTTCCGGTTACTTCTCCATAGAGCGGGTAACAGATCAACTATGGCTGACTGAGAGTGATAGACCTGATGTACCGGAGAGCAAGTATTCTCTGTATCTTGACGAGTTTATCGACTCTGACGTGCAGGGTGTTCTTGTCACAAATATGTGGCCTGAGTTGAGGGGTAGGCTTCACAAAACTCTGCAACGTGCTTTCACTACAGCCAAGGCTGCGAGAGGTAAGAAGGCTGAGCATGTACTCGTCGCAACTGACGATAACAAGGTGTTCCTTCTGAAACAGGAACCGAGTGAATAATGTATTTCCTTATTCACGCAAAATGGCAGCTTGGTAGAGAGGAATATGAAATCATCGAAGCCAGGCATATGCTCGATGCAGCACAGAAACTAGAGAATATGTACAAAGACGGGAACTTTCCTGTTTACGTTGAGATGATTGGTCCTCTAGGTATGAATCACTTTGGGGGAGTTACTGATGAGTGAGGTTGATACATTTTGGTTGGAGGTTGGTCAAGCTTACTTGCTAGTTGCAGCAGGCCATGAATTAGAGGTTGAAGTACAGCGTGATGGTAAGTATGCTCTTATCAATTACGATGATGCTTCTACTGACATTTGGATTATGGTTCGTGAAGCTGATACTCACGTAGTTGAAACGTTGCCAGTACCATGAAAGGAGGTAAGTAATGCCTAGGACAGGTTTGAGGCATACGTTCAAAATGACGACTCGTAGTAAGTTTACGGACGTGGAAGCTGAGATTGGTATTACAGTTGATGGGAAAGAATTGCCTAACATGGCTGTCATCGGTGATGCACTTGAAGCAGCAGTTGAGCTAGTGCAGAAGAAAGTTACCGAATCGTATCAGGTGGTTCCACCACGCGCCGATACTCCGATTGCTGAACCGTATGCTCCGAAAGAGGTAACACAGTGAGAGGTAACACTAACATACCGTTCAGATTCAGTCTACGAGGAATCATTGTTGGTTTGATGGTGTCTGACCATCTTGGTGATGTTCACGATGAAATCAATCACTTGCATGATCTGGTTGGTATTGATAGACCGGAGGGTAACTACGAAGACGGTTGGACTCAAGAAGATTGGGACAGGCTTGGAGTTCAGGATTGAGCCTGACTCCTGAACATATCAAGTCTCTCCTAGCTAAGCCTGAACGCAAGGGTAGAACTAAGAGTGGACCGAATACATCAGTACGGGATCATAAAACCTGGTTTGCACTAGCACCACAGTCAAGAGAAGAGTTGAAGGATCTTAGGTGTGAGAATCCTAACTGTCTAGATCCTAGACCACCTAAGATTAGCGCACTTGGTCAGGAAATTAAGCATCAGCATGTAATTGAGGTTAATGGACAGAAGATGTGTAGATACTGTTTTCTAGGTGGCTGGCTTCTTACTGATCCTAATCAACTAACTATCAATGACTGACTCAGCAATTTATGAGTATGCTTGTGAAGTCTACAAGCTGATGGAAGAACGTAGTAGTGTGAATGAGCTTGAGGAAAAGCTGTATCGTGGATTCCTTACACACCTGTTTAAAGAGGTGGGAGCGTCCACAACCTACTACACGCACATTCGCAAGCTACTTGACAGTCCACATCACGACCCCTGCATCCTTATTTACCGACGAGGCAGTAAGAACCACCCTAGTATAGTTAGGCTAATGCATCCCCCTCCCTCGGAGTGGGGAGGAATCTCCCGGTCGGACTTGACACCGCCGGGGCTGTCTGCTACAATGCAGGAGCAGGTGAGAAAATTGCTGGCTTGGAGAGAGTCGATAGAACAGGAGGTCTCTATCGTAAAGCGTTTGGAGTCGATAGAACGTCGTCTAAGTAAGTTGGAGAGAAGGTAAACGGGAATGGCAAGAAGTAGAAAGCGTAATACAGGTTCAGATAGTAATACACAAAACACTAATGACCAGGGAGGTCATAAAATGGCAGGTCTTACAGCAGCGGATATCCAGGCACTTCTCAGCAAGACTCGTACCAAGGGTCAGTATGTCGTTCGTCTTAATGAGTTCATTGAGTCGGGCGAGATGGGTATCTGCGTTAACGAGCAGTGGGTAGAGTTTGCCGACAAGAAGGCTACCACGCTCAAGCAGGGCTTCGACAACGCGCGTGATAACAAGGAAGCTAACGAGGCTTCTGAGTTCGTGAAGGTTATCTCGAACGAGGATAAGGTTTACCTCGTTAACTTGCAGGTCGCAGGTCAGGAGCTTGGCGAGGAAGCTGTCGCCGCGTAACTAGTAACACAAGTAGGTCACTCGTTAAATCGGGTGGCTTACTAAGGGAGTAGGTGTCGGCAGTAGTGCCCATGATCTACTCCCTTAGTAAGCTAAGGAAAGGAGGGTCGCAGCCAAATGACTACAATGGTTCGTAATCGGTTTGCTACTGTCCTTGTTAGGATTACTTGCGTCTGTTGCGGTTTGAAGTTTACCCGCGACATTGACGGCGATGAGGTGTATTGCGAGGATTGCGTTGATTGCTCGTTTATGCCAGATCAGTGTCCTAACGATCTCAACCGCTTCTAGCACCCTTGACAAGCGCGGTGCATTGTGCTAGAATATCGTTCGCCTGAGGGTTCTCCCGTTCCCACAGGTAGTAAGGGTTACGGGGGGTCGAGCGCATATGGGTAACTCTGATGCGCTCTCCCCCGTACCCGATGAATTGTGCGCCAATTGTGGTAACTGGTTTAGTGAGCTTAACGAAGAAACGGGATGGTGTCACAACTGCTCACCGCAAGTTGAGGTACGTGTAGAAAACTACTTACGGGTAAATGCAGATGAAATAGAACATTACCTTCTACAAGGCAAATCAGTGAATCAAGCGATTGATTTACTTCATAAAGAAAACGGGAGAGTGAAGTGTCTGGTATGCGGGAACACGATAAAGAGAGCGAAGCGCACAGCAATCTTTTGTCGGAAAACCCCGATGTGCAGAAAAATGAGCAGGAGGTACGTTTATCTGTACCGGGAGCAGGGCCTGTCGAAAGCGCAGGCTCTAGCGGAAATCCTCAGCGATTTAACCTAATCAAGATTATCAGTGGTGGTCAGGTTGGCGCTGATATCGCAGCTTTGAGAGCTGCCAAGTCTTTAGGTGTTGAAACCGGAGGTTACATGCCTCACGGTTATAAAACAGCACAGGGCAATAAGCCTGAGTATGCTGAGTTGTATGGCATGTTTACTACTGTGTCAGAAGATTACCCTCAGCATACTCAGGCTTCGCACTTCACACAATGTGAGGAAATCCGATGGTACGCTTAGAATCGCGTACAACTTCGATAGTTATGGTGAGCGCGCAACGCTGCGCGAAATCTACAAGTGGAGTAAACCGCACTATGACGTTAATCCCAGGAACTTCTCTCAAGATGAAATCCGAAACGTCGTAGATTGGTTGCTTGACCACGATATCAGAATTCTCAACGTGGCTGGCAACGCGAAGCCAGAGATTGAACCTTTCGTAGAGATGTTCATTGTGAGTTTGATTAGAGAAGGAAGGAGACATTGATTACATGAGCGGTGGTAGTTTCAACTACTTGTCCTATAAGGACATTGACGATCTTTGGTATGGTGCTGGTCCCGAATGGGATTGGATGCTTGACGAGCTTGATAAACTTTGTCCAGAAGCGGCGGTTAATATGCGTAAGATTAAAACCGATCATGACGAGTTTATCAAGCAGAACCAATCGTTATGGAATGATCTGCAACCAGTTCTTCATGCTGTAGAATGGTGGCGTTCTAACGATTGGGGTAAAGATCAAGTAGACGAAGCAATCCAGACGTATCACGAAAGAAAAACGGGATGAACTACGATAGAAATGCGCCTAATCTAGTTGCAGATGATAAGGGTAACATCATGGGTTGGGTGATTCAGTGGAACTATCATGGAGTAGGAGAAGCCATCGTGCAATTCTTCGATGGTTCTGCTGACTCAGCTTTGGTTAGAGAACTAAACTTTCCGAATGGTAGAGAGGAAGCATACGAATGGCTGAACGCCAAGGAGAGGAATTCGATAGGATGAATAAAATCAAGATAGAAGTCGATGAATTTACGGCTGAGTATGCTGGTTGCGGTTCGCACAGAATTCTACTTAGAATGGAAATGAGCGATGAAAGTGTGGCTGTTTGGCATGATAGACTTACTAGGATTATCGAAGGCAGGAAGTCTATCGAAGAGGAACGTCTGGAACAGGAAGCCAAGCTTGCACAAGAACAAAGGGATAGAGGGCTGTTAGCATGACGGTCGATGAGCTAGTTACTAAGCTAGCAAAACCCATCATGGTATATCGTTTTGCGAAAGCACAGCATAATCGCAAAGGTGCAAATAAACGAATGGTAAATGCCATGCGTGAAATTGATGAAATCATACGGGAGTATGCTTTTGAGCATATCGACACGGAAGGAGGTTAAATGAGTATATTCAAACAAGGGACTGTAACTTTGGGAGCGCAGAATTTAGCTCATATTCATCACGATCTTTATCAAGAATCGGAACAGACTATGTTGGACGCTCCTGTGGGAAATTGGTATTCTCTTTCCAGGCATGATAGAATGGTTCTTTCTAAAGCCATGCAATTGATGCTAGATCAGGGATTTATTGAGTTCGGTCCAAATCACAAACCAATACTTGTTAAAGCACACGCTGTAAAGCATAATTGGGAGCGAAAATGACAGTGCAACGTAAGCCCATCTTGAAGAAGAAACCGAGTGGCAAGTTCAAGATGCATGACTTCCAACGGGAGGACATAGACATTCTAGCAGAGCGTGATGCCTCAGCTAACTGGTCTGAAATGGGAGCTATGAAAACGACCACAGTTGAGTGGTTGTGGCAGAAGAAACTCAAGCACATACCCAATCCTCGAGTTTTGGTTATCACAACTAAGACAGGTAAAGGTACATACTTTGAGTCTCTAGCTGAGGTGCTCCCCGAGTGGGACGTATTCACGGTTAACACGACTAAGACTAATATGGTGATTGGGCCTAAGCCTGTTCCAATTAACGTGAAGTTGCCTGATCCTTTGTACTTTAGGCCGGTGGTAGTTGTAGCACACTATCACTGTTTCACCAACAATGCTTGCATTCCAAAGCAAGTAATGGGTGAGAATGGTTTGCCCATTCTCAGGGATGATGGTAAGTTTGAAATGACTGAGCCACCCTGTCTCAACTTGCTCTTGAGTCATTGGGATTTCATCGTTGTTGATGAAGCCCATAGAATCAAGAATCGTGATGCTCAGTGGACTCAGAACATCAAGAAGCTAAAGGCTCCAATGAAGCATATTATGACGGGAACCGGATTCGTCAACAATCCGTCAGAAATTTGGAGTCTGTTGAATTTTCTATTCCCCGACGTTTATACATCGGAAGAAAAGTTTAGGAAGCATTACTGCGAAATTGAGAACTACTCAGGGTACGAAAAGATTGTGGGCATCAAGCCACAAGCGGAGGATGAGTTTAGGGAGTTGGTTAGAACAGTTGGTGTACGTCGAACTATGCTTGAGTGCTTTCCTGGTATTGGAGAGCCTATCGAGACTATCGTACCTGTCGATCTAAACCCAACACAGAGGCGTATGTATGTAGAGTTGGCTGAGATGCTACATACGCTTGACCAACAGGGTGAGCCTCTGCATAGCCCGAACGTGTTGTCTATGCTCAATAGGCTCCGACAGATTTGTGTCGCAACCCCTCAGGTCATTGATGATTACTATGATTACAAGGAGGAACGACGCATTATCAAGGTCAAGCTGGTTGAGCCTAGTTCCAAACTCGATGCTACGATGGAGATTATCGAAGGTCTAGAGTGGGATAAGGAACGTAAGGATCAAGTGGTGGTGTTCTCTAACTTCAAGGACCCACTTGCACTTCTTGAAACTCGTCTTGAGAAAGCGAAGATTCCTTATATCCGTTTGCTCTCTGAAATGAATGAACAGAAGCGTTACGAGTTGTGGCATGATGTTTGGCCTCAAAAAGAGCATCAGGTGTTCTTGAGTACCCTGGATTTGGGTAGCGAGAGAACACCTGATTAACCTAACGTCTGCTCACAGGGCTATCTTTCTAGATCAGCATTGGTCGCCAGTGAAGAACACGCAGGCTATCGGTCGTGTGTATCGTCCGGGGCAAACAGCGGTTGCACAACTTATCTACATCAGAGCAGACGGCACCACAGATAACAGGGTACTCGACAAACAAGTAACCACGAAGGGTTGGTTCAAACAAATCTTCGGTGAGCCTGACCAGGAGGATGAAGATGAGGAAGTGGATAATCAAGAAACTGATGCGACCGAGTGATTTACAGGGTGGGGATACTTGTCCCTCCTGTAACAGAACTCTACCTAAATACCTCGTTAATATGTTTGGTCCAGTAAAGGCGCCGCAAAGATGATTCGCAGGAACTATAGTCTGATTCATAGAAACGGTAGAGGCGAGGTTCATTTAGGTAATGGTAAAATTGCTGTGTGGCTAGATGAAAAGGATGCTATAGATATGGCTCATCATTATGGCCCGTCCGATAGATTCTATGACGAATTGATGTACGCAGTTAAGCTGGCCTATCCAAAGGAAGACGAAGATGATACGAGTTCTTAGAATTCTTGAATACAAGTATGCGAGTCCTGAGCAAGCCGAAAAAGATATGGAGCATTGGACAGTTCCAGCTAATGGAACGTACGAGATGGGAGTTACTGGAAAGACTATCAAATCGGCCATAATTATGGACTTGAACTTTGAGGAGGAAGTCGAATGAGCGAGCAGCAGAAAGCAAAGCTTCTCTACGAGGAAAGCGATCTGCGTGGCTTGTATGACGCCCTCACAGCCGCCCATGCTCAGAAGGAGGAGCTACGGGAGGCTTGGCTTGAGCGTAGACGCTCGCTTGAAGACGATATCGGGGAACTGATAGCTCGGGAGGAGGGGCTACGGAAGATGCTTTACCGGGCTGAATATGCGGCTCGTGCCCAAGAAAATCAGGGAAACGAAGGGGATGCTGACGCTATTCGTCGTGATGCGATGCGCTCGGCACTTGGCCTTGGAATAGGTGAGTCACTTCCTGCTATAGCCGACCAGGGAGCCTCACCCGTTAAGTGCCCGGACTGTTACGGCAAGGGGCTAACAGACCAGGATGATGGCCTTGGAATTCTGCTTAACGTGGATGGCAGCACAACCGAGTGCCGTACGTGCCGAGGTTCAGGGGTGGCCTCATCCGGTAAGGACAAGGCTAAGGGTGCGATCAACGATTGGAGTTTCTAATGACCAAGAGTATCGCACAAACACGTAGAGAAATAGTTGCTAACGATCCTCCTATTGAAGCTGGTCAGATTTGGAGAGGCTACGATAATAGAGGTAGGATTCTTAGATCAATCAGAATCCTGGGCTTATATCCTGATGGAGAAGAAGCATTACATAGCAGGGCTGAACCCGGTAATCTGTGGCTGTATGAAGATCAAGGTAAAGGTTTGTTAAAAACTTCTGTAGGATACATCAGCGTGTGTCCAGAATTTAATCTAAGGTACGTCTTTCGCTTGAAGAAAGATTAAATTGCATACTCTAACACGAGGACAGGTTTTTACTCAGCCTGACGTAGACGACGGAAGTACAAATGATTTTGATGGTTGGTATTGTATCAAGACTGACCCCTATCCTTGTCCTGTGTGTAATGTAGTTGTTCACTACTGTACAGTGGATCACAAGATCATTGTATTTCCTGAAAAGGACAATCCCAAACTACTAGAGCTAGCAGCTTGGTGTCAGGGAAATAACCCGTTGGGACTTAATCGTAATCCGAAGGTAATGGAGTACGAAAAGTCAATGGGGCCTTGCATCAGTTACTACGACTTTGAATACATACGTCATTCGTGAAAGGATAACATGGAAGAACTTATGAGTCAGATTCAGGAAGCCATTGAGTTTTTGATTAATGGTGGTGCTAATAGAATTGATACTAAGGCAGGAGCTAGGGTGTTTTGGGTTGGTTCTATGATAAGAATCGACATTGATCCCGATACTATCAGAAACTTGGGGTGAGAAAATGACATCACTATGGAAAATATGGACGGCGGGAGTTGCTATTACTGTGGTTGTTCTAGCATTGGTTATGTCGTTCGTTTTTGGTACGTGGTACGTAAGCAAGGGTATTAGTCGTTATCAGAAACGAGCAGACGCTAACAACAACGTGAGAGTAAGTGAAATTCAGATTCGCAACCAGCGGCAGCGTGTTCAGATTGCCAAGCAGAGGGCCGAGATTAGATATCAGGAGGCTCTCGGTATTCGTAGATCACAGGATGCCATCGCCAGGACTCTGACACCGTTGTACGTCCAGCATGAAGCTATCGAGGCTCAGGTGGAAATGGCTAAGTCAGATAACCATTCGATTATCTGGGCACCTACAGGAGCTAATGGTGTACCACTTGTCTCTACTTTCGATGTTCAAAGGTTCGGCCAGAAATAACAGGTTAAGGGACTTGACAAACGCTCTCGGTTGTGCTAGAGTTCCGGGTTCAGCGAGGGTCAAACGGGAAAGGTAGCGTGATTGTCCGTAAAGTGACAGGTCACGATAACAACAGGTTTGAGGAACGTCAGGGTTGCTACGCTGCGGCGTGGCCTGTTCTGTCCGTTCCTCAACGTGGGGAGGGAATTTCGCTTCTGTTCGCTTCCCTCGCCGGTTTCTCTCCCCATCTCCCCACATATAACGTGGTGGATAGCGTCAAGAGTGATGCATAGCCATAATCTAACGGGTCTTGGTTATGAGTAGGTATTCGTGAGAACCTATGCTATCCACCTCCTAGTAAAGCGGGGACTTCCTAGGCAAGTTGACACACTAAAAAGGGAAGCGGGTTTTGTTGTCTTTGCCCCGCTTGGCTCGCTTCCCACTTAAAACGTTGAGAAGACTTGCCTTCTCAACATAAGGGTTGGGGGAGTGGTGCCGCAACTGCTCCCTCAACATACTAAGTTTGTGTGTGGCGAGGCAGGAGACACTCTAACGGAACGGTTAACACACGGCTACACGGAACGGTAGTCCTAGAGTGATTCGATAGGGGAAGGCGTGGTTGAAAGCATCCGAACTAGTGTAGGGTGTGAGTAAGGTAGCCATACACAAAGGAGATAATGGCAACTAAACAAGCACAGTGGGTTCAACCTAAGATACCTAGTAAGTGGGATATCATACCCATTCACAGTAGCGACCGGGCCAACTTTAGACGTTGCCGTCGCTATTGGGACTGGAGTAGTCCGTCCCGACATAATTTAACTGTTCGCGCTGATATTCACGGCGTTAGTATTCCGCTGTTTTTCGGTACAGGCATCCATCATGCGCTTGAGCAGTTTTATAACCCTATATTGCGTCGTGATCCAGTCGAAGCGTTCCAAACGTGGTTCGACGTTCAATGGCGTGGTGGTACTGTCACAAAAGAGTGGCTTGACCGCGTTTACGATCTTAAACCACGTTCCACAGGTGAATATATCGTCGAGCAGGACAGTTGTACTTGTCCTATCGAACCTCGTAATGCCGAGCATCATGGACATCTTCCAAAATGTCCTGCGGTTATCGGCATTTATATGGTTCGGGGGCTAGAGGACATTCTACCCGATCCTGACCACAACGAGTGGGATGAGTTGAGAGAACTCGGCGTAGAAATGATGAAGTATTACAAGACGTATGCCGAGATTAACGATGATTTTGAGGTACTCACAGCCGAACATGATTTTAGCATTCCAGTGTGGGACTATGAGAACGATTGTATTCTCAAGGCACTGGACGTTCGGGATGATTCACCGAATTGTGGTGAGATTCTTGAAGTCCATGCTCGCGGTCGTATGGATGCTGTTGGCATTAGACCTAGTGAAAAGTATCTGTTGGTTGAGAACAAGTCAGCTACACGTTGGGGTGAAGAAGAACTTCGTAAGTTAGAGTCAGACGAACAGTGTACGAACTATCTCTATTGTGCGGAGGTTGAGGCTACGTACTATGATCTTCCACATAAAGGTCAACCTTTGGAGGAAGTCATATACAATGTCCTGCGGAAAACTTATCCCAAACCACCAACAGAACTCAAGAACGGTATGTTCTCCACAGATCGCCAGAACGAGTCAACGACGATTGACTTGCTTGACAAGTTCATCGCCACGAATATGCCAGGTATTCCACTCAACGAGAAACAATCGGAGTACCGCAGTTATCTACGAGAGATAGGTGATGAGAACTTTATCGTCAGAAAGCCTGTCCGTAGGAATCGGCACCAACTCAGAAATGCGGGTCGAAGGTTGTACCTAGAAAGCATGGATATGCTCTCCAAGCCTAGAATTTATCCCAACATCAGCAATTCCTTCAAGTGCCTTAACTGCGCTTTTAGGCCACCTTGCATGGCAACTGAGGATGGTGGCGATTGGGAACAACTAATCAAGGATAACTACACTGTCAACAAGGATCGCTAATGTTTCAATATACATGTGGCTGTTTGATAGGTTGGTTCATGGGATCACCTCCTAGCAAGTGTCCTGTTCACTGGATTCAAGAACAGATACGTGAAGGCGATCATCAATTGGAAAATAGACTTTATGCAGCTAAACCACTAATTCATAGAGCGGATCTTGTCAACAAAGACCGATAATAACCACCTAAAGATTGTCTGCGTTGATTGTGGTAAGTTGGCAAACTACAGCATTCCGTGGAGAGTATGGTGGTGTGGCTTTTGTGATAGAGAAGTCACGGATGAGTTGATTTGCAGAACGTTCATGTTCACTGGCAATCCAATGAATTAGGAGAACGGGAGTTATGAACGAAGCAATCTTTATAGCAGGAGCAATTTTTATTCATGCAGGTTGGACTACACCATCCAGAGAAGACGATGATGTTGCCATTCCTGTTCTTATGGGTATTTTGTGTTTGTGGATAGGTATTTTGGTATGGGTATTGGAATAGGTAAACTGGTAGGTAAGGTAGTTGGGGAAACTATGGCACTTCCCGTTACGATAGTGGATGAAACGATGGAAGCGGTGGAGGAAGCCATGGACACACTTGGTAAGAGGATTGAAGGAGAGGATGAAGATGCCAAAGATCGCAGTTAGAACAGAAGATCGTGTAAGAATTGAAGTCGAGTACGATGATTATAAAGAATGGGAGCGCATTCTTGGTGATGATGCTGAGGAACACACGACGTTTGCTGATCCTGCTCACCCAAAAACCAGTGGTTGGTGGAAAACTTTGTATCTCAAGGTTGGAGAGACTGAGTATCGTTTCAGTGGCCCACTAATGCGAAGTCGTGAGGACTAATGATTGAGAAACTTTACAGCGAGGAACAAGGAAGAATTGGAACTATCGCAGAAAAGATCAATGAGATTATCGACGCAATTAATGGTTCGATGGAAAGTGATACTGGTGCTAGTGATTGGTACATCACAGGAGCACATGCTAGAAGGGCGGTTGGTTACCTGTGTGCAGTATTGGTAACGCAAGGGCATCTACCAAAGGACTTCGACTTCGCGTGGGTGGCTGATATTTGGGCAAAAGCACTTGAGGCTACAATGTCTCATTCAGACGAAGATCCATCACCCATCGGGGTATCGAATGAAACTAGACCTTAGTGATAGTAAAGAATACTTGGAGGCTTTGAAGCTAGCTGAGAACTTCCCATCTATCTTTGATTACGCAAGTCGGGAAGATAATTGGGACGGAGATCAGCTACTTGATGAGGCTATGGAAGCCATACATAAGTGGTGTCCTCACCTCTGGCCTCAAATAGATAGATTCGTTCTAGCCTATGTCTCTGAGCATTAAGGAGGTTGAGGCCCTACTCAAACCTCAGCCAAAGAAATACCCACGCAGGGTACAGATTGGACCGTTCCATCTTATGGATGGTAACAGTCGTTGTTGTTCACGTGGTTGCGGTAGCCCTACTCAATATCAAGTCTGTGGAGTTTGGTACTGTATGGTTCATGCAGTTGAGTTGTTGAATAAGATGGTAGTGATTCTTGCCAGTGACAAAGGTTGGCACAAAGCATTTGTCAAAGCAAAGGAGAGAGCGGCATGAGGAAGCTGGTTTGTGATGGTGTTGATTGTGGTATCGCTGAGGATTCTAGCGTATCACGATCGAAGCGTGTAATTCAACGAGTCAAGTTGTCTATCGTTATCGATGATCGAGAAAGTTGGGCAGGTAGTACGATTGATTATGAAGCTGACCTTTGTACTGATTGCCAACTTCGTGTGCTTCACAACTACTTCGGCATACCAGCACAGGGCAAAACAGTTTTGCCAGCTTTCATTGAACCACAGAGTATTAGGGCAATAAGGTAAACAATGACAAGCACAGGGTTCATCATAGTGACCATTTTGTTAGCGATTCTCGCAGTTATTATTCCCGTATCGTGGCATCATGGATATACTGCCGGTTACGCAGATGGGAAAGAAGTCGATACTGGCGTGTATGGCGATTGGAGGGACGACGTTGGCAGCAACTACGGTGAATAATGAACTGCGAGATAGTTTGCAAGTCAAGCCTCCGAGTGAAGCCGTAGATTGGTTGAACATTATGGTCTATGGTGATCCGGGTGTTGGCAAGACGTATCTGGCAGGTACTGCAGAAGATGATCCTCGCACTAGTCCTGTTCTGTTTTTGGATATCGAGGGTGGGGTCACTACAATTCGGAACAGGACAGGAATAGATGTCCCTCCGAACATGAAGAACATCAAAGAGATTGAGGTTTTGTACGACAAGCTGTGGAAGTCAATCGACAACAAGGGTAAGCTGTATTACAAGACAGTGGTGGTTGACTCGCTTAGCGAACTGACGGACGTTGATATGCGCTCAATCATGAAGGACGCTTATGCGAAGAACCCCGATAAAGTCGATAAAGATGTGCCAAGTCAACGTGAATGGGGTAAGGCAAGAAGTCACATGCGTACAATCGTTAGGGCGTTTCGTGACCTTCCCTGTAACGTGATCTTTACGGCACAAGTAGCAACCCTTCAAGAAGAAGGGCAACCAACGAAGTACATGCCGGGATTCGCGGGTAAGTTGCGAACAGAGCTTCCGGGGTTCATGGACATTGTTGGTTATATGTCGTCGGAAGTAGAACAGGGGGTGATTACTAGAAAGATACAAGTTCAGGGTACTCGTCGAGTCGTAGCAAAGGATCGTACTGCGGCTCTTGGGGATATACTGGAAAACACTTCTATCCCCGAAATGTTCGACCTCATTCATAATCACTCAGCGGTGCAGGTCAATAGTAAGACTGCCGCTAGCAACAAGAAAGGGTAAACTTGACTGGTCCACTTAACCTAGCTGATGCCGATCTTAAAGGCATCGAAGCTGTAGAGCCTGGAAGGTACAACGCAGTTATCCATGAAATGAAGCTGGACGCTGTGAAGAACACGGACGGCACAGGTAAGATGCCTGCCGGTACCCCGATGATTAAGGTGCAGTTCAGGATCACCGACGATATCAACGGTTCTACGAATCGTCGTGTATTCTCTCAGTATCTAATCCCTCCAAAGGATTACGATAAGGAGAAGGCTGCAAAGATCAAGGGTATGACAGCTAGGTTCTTCATCGCTCTCGGCGACAAGGAAGAAGATGTAGTGAGTGCCAAGTTTGATCCTGACTTTGAGGATTATCTTGGTCGTGAGTGTGTTGTCGTCGTTGGCAAGGAGCCAAAGAAGATCAATGGAGTTGTTGTCGAAGATGAGTTCAACAACCCCGTCAAGGGTGTCAAGCCAGCGGGATCTATCGCTGCTGGTGAGGATACTGGGCTTCTGTAAAGAACTAGCTCAATTGCGTTGCACAAGCCTTGTCGGGCGAGCCTTACCCCGAGTTAGGCAAACGTCGAAGGCGGGGAACGTAGGTAACTGCGTTCTGCGATTGAGCTAGTACAAGGAGAGAGGTACTACGAGGTTTTTGTGGTACCTCTCTCCATATTAACGGGAAAGGCTTAGTTGTCTCAGGTTACCAAGAGCAAATCTGAAATCAGGCTTGGCTTCTTTGAGTTGCTATTTGGTGATACCGTTGGATACTTGTGCATCTTCTCAACTGATCCGAAGGCTCCTAAATCCGCGGTTAAGGAACGATTCTTCGAATGGCCTAAGGAGTCACTTAAAGTTGAGAACTATATCTTGTCAGTCGAAGCATCGAACAATGTTTATTTCTGCGTTAATCTGCTAAGTGAGCAGCAACGTAAAAAGAAGCATTGTCTGCCCACCGATCTTATTTGGTCTGACTTAGATACGGTCAACCCCGACAGCTTAACAAGGCTTCCACCAGCAATTGTACTTCAATCGTCCCCTGGGCGTTGGCAAGCATTCTGGCGTTTGACAACTAAGGTTGAACCCTATGACGCTGAACGCTACTCCAAGAGAATAGCTTACGCAGTAGGAGCAGATAGGTCGGGTTGGGACTTGACTCAGTTGCTCCGAGTGCCTCTAACACGAAACTTCAAGTATCACCCTGCTGCACCTGTTGCTCTTGAAAAAGCTTTAACGGTACGTGTTGAGGCTTCTGTAGTTGAGGAGGTTTTTGATCCTCCACCGGAAGAAGCACCTTTGTTGGAGCAACCACTCCCTGGTGAGCCTCTCATAGCTAACGATATCATCGCCAAATATTCTCATCACTTGGATATGACTCGTTTCACAACTCTCTACACTTACGAACCTGCCGGGGATGAAGATTGGTCAAAGCTACTGTGGTCGTTGGAGGTTATGTGTTTTCGTTCGGGCATGACAGCCGACGAAGTTTTCACTGTAGCGAAAGAGTCTGCCTGTAACAAGTTTGCGCGTGATGGTCGTCCTATTGAACATCTTTGGCGCGATGTTCTGAAAGCTAGTGAGGCATATGGCAACATGCCGTTTGAGAAAGAGTTGCTGGAAATGCCGAAACTGGTTGATGAGCCAGCTAGCGAGACATTCGTTGATGAGTACAAAACTTGGGCTTGCGAAGCAACAGACGCAGTACCTGAGTTTCACGAGCTTTCCTGCTTTATTGTGTTGTCATCAATCACAGCAGCTTCTCTAAGATTAGAGACTTCATACGGTCCAATAGCTCCAAACATTTGGGGCTTGATTCTAGGTGATAGCACAGTAACTCGTAAATCCACCAGCATGAAGATGGCTGTTGATTTGTTGGCTGAATTGGAGCCTGAGCTTATTCTTGCTACTGATGGTTCTGTGGAAGGTCTACTCTCTGGCATGGCGACGCGCCCAAATAAGGTTTCGGTTTTCTTTCGTGACGAGGTTAGCGGATTGTTTGATTCAATCAATCGCAAGGATTACCTCAGTTCAATGCCTGAGACACTGGCGCACTTGTATGACGTGCCACCAGTGTATTCAAGATTGCTTCGCAAAGAGGTCATTCGCATTGAATCACCGGCTTTCATTTTCTTCGGTGGAGGTATCACTGAACGAGTGTACCAAAACGTCAGTGAGAGTTGGATCGAATCGGGATTCATGCCACGATTCTTGATCGTGAGTGGTGACTTTGATAAGGAGGGTATGAGAGCTACTGGTCCTCCTAGTAAGATTGGCGTTAAACGTCGTAGCGAAATTGTTGAGAAGCTGTCAGACTTGTATGAGAACTATGCTGCGGAGGTAGCTGTGAAGATTGGTGGAAAACAAGGTGGTACGATGATGATGCCTCCGAGAATCATAGCCACCATGACTAGCGATGCCTGGGCTAGATATCAGGCTATCGAAGGCCAGTTGACTGTTTACGGTTATGAGTCTCCACTCAGGAATACGGCTCTGCCTACACTTGATAGGTTGGCTCGTTCCATCCTGAAAATGGGTGTGATCTTGGCAGCTACGAAACAAGAGCCTATTGACAATCATATCATGGTTGAGGAGGATGACATTGTAAATGCCGCTTGGTACGCACAGAAGTGGGGTGCTCATAGTGTTGAGCTTATCTTGAATGCTGGTAAGGCTCCACGTGAGAAGGTACTCGATAGGGTACGACTTAAGATTCAGAATAATCCTGGTGTTCTACGTTCCACGATAATGCAGCATATGCACATGACCAAACGGGAAATGGATGAAGTCATATCTACGCTGGAAGAACGATCCCAGATTCGTAAAGAACAAGCTGGTAGAGGATGGAGGTATTGGGCAACATGAAAGCTAAGAATACTTTTTGGTTAGACGGTGGTTATGACTTCGACAGTGTGAGAGGTTGTGCGTACCATCCTCACCACAAATGGATAACTTTTCGTGTTGGAGACTTTGTTGAGAATTGTCACAACACAGATGAAATGATGACCATTTGTACAGGCTGCTACGTTCCCCGTTGTGGGACAACTCAAGACATTGATAGATGTACTTTGTGGCGGCATCACCAAACTCAACACGTAATGGAATCTGGAGTGATCGAAACAGTAGGAGGATAACGTGAGAATTGATGATTATCAAAATAAAACAGCAGACACAGCTGGACCTTATCTAAAGAGTTGCAGGGCAGTGTTGGATAGGGAGCGTATGACGCTTATCTTGGACCCGACCGAGCCTACACTAGGTGAGACTCTTTTGCGGTCCGCATATCTGGCAGGTAAGTTGAATGGTGAGGCAGGCGAAGTTGCGGAAGAAGTATTCAAGGCCTTGCGTGATGATCTTGGGATTTTCACAACTGAAAGGCTTGTACAGATTATGAAAGAATTGGGTGACGTGATGTGGTACGTATCCCAATTGTGTAATGAACTTGGTTTGAGTCTTGACGATGTAATGCAGTTAAATCTGGCAAAATTACAAGCTCGCAAGGGGTTGGGTAAACTACAGGGAAGCGGAAGTGACCGATGAATAGATACGGGTACTATCAAAGAGATTTGGTATGGGTACTGGTGGTCATCGCTATTATCGTGCTCGGCATCGTTGGTACGCTTTGGGCATACGACGGTGATCCCAAGTGTCTGATCGCTGAATGCAGGAGGTTCAAGGATTGACTGACTTCTACGTAAGACTGGATTACCGAGAGTACAAGCATCTGGAAGATCAGATCGCTAACTACAAAGACCATGAAACTTCTCATACATCAGTAGAAGGGTTTTATCACAAAGCACTAAGACTCGAGGTTGGCAGTACAACCTTTGAATTCCAAGGTCCGACTGTAAAGGAGCCCATTGAGGATGACAGGACAATTCCCGAAGCGTCGTGAAACAGACAAACAACAGGAAAAGCGTGAGAAAAAACTAGAAGAGCGGCAGCCCGAACGTGACCCAGACAGGTTCGATCGTATTCCAAAGAAAAAGGAGAAATAGATGATCCTAGGACTTAATGGATTAAAAGGGTCAGGAAAGGATACGGTGGCTGCGTATCTTATCAAAGAGTATGGCTTTGAACGTCGCGCCTTTGCTGATCCGATGAAAAAGTCAATGGCGGCTTTTCTAGGTGTTGATTTTCACATGATTGAACAGTGGAAAAATGATTTGCACATTAAGATCGTGGTTGAGGATGATAGAAATCCAAGCAAGCATATCGCGGAAAAGAATTTTAGGACTGGTATGCAAGACTACGCTGAGGATGGGCATAGGGGGGTATTTGGACAAAATTTTTGGTTAGACTGGACACTTCCCAAGGATGCGTTTTATTCGGGACGCAAGATCGTTGTTACTGACGTAAGGTATCCCAATGAAGCTATGAGAATCCACAACTGTGATGGTTTCGTAGTCAACATCGTGCGTCCTGATCTAACCAGCGATGACTCCCACAAATCAGAGCAACCTCTTGAGAACAGAGAAATTGATTTCAAGCTGGTAAACGATGAAACTCTGGACGTGCTGTTTCTGCGCACGGAAAACATGCTTGTCCATTTAGGAAGTTTGGTAGCATGATGCAGGTAATGAGACTGAATCAGATGCTTTATTGTGATGGCTGTGGTACGATGGTAAACCCTTACGTCATTGAACGCAAGCCTGAGACAAACGTTGCTAAGGTGGAATGCCCTAATTGCGAGCATAGCTGGAAAGAAGAACTTTCACACCATGACGATGCTGCTTGACATATTACTTGTTTTGGGCTTGATAGCATTATGCTTCGTGACGTTGCTTATTTGTCTATCCTGTATGTGTGACGAGTGGAGTTGGTTGCGTCGATGAAGAACATTGAATTTCACATCGGTGGTCGAATGTCGGGTAAGACAGATTCTATGCTTGAGTGGTTAACTGAGGCTCCCGAAGGTGAGCATAGAGTCATAGTATCTGTCAGTAGTGCAAGAGCTATGCGGCTTTTGAGTGAAGCCAGAGCCAGAGAGCTTGAAGTTGAATCGTGGCAGTTTGTGGGAATTGACGAAGTTAAACATAGAACATGGTCGGGAGTGATAGCTGGTAGAGGTGGTCATATCGTGCTAGGACTGGATGATCTTGATATGATGCTCTATCAGCTATTCGGGTGGACAGTCGGTAGAGTGAGTGCAACGGGTGATTTGGTGCATGGAAGAAGGTCGCCTACGAAGCTGGCTACAGCTACCATCTTGAATGGTGGAGTTGCCAAGTGCGACGATTGTGGAGAAATTTTGCTGGAAGATGAAAGACACTGGCATGAAGTAGGTACTAATGGGTGACGATACACAACTAGAGCTGGGGAACGAAGCACCTGTAGTAATGCAATTCAATGGTGGCAGGTGCGAGAAGTGTAATGGTCTGTTGAGGGAAGCACCATATGTAGGTAGCGACCACGATCCTATTGCAGAATGTACGAATTGTGGTATGGAATACGGTTGCTTTGAGTGTGATCTGGCATGAAGCCTAAAGAAGAAAGTGTGATTAAATGAATAGAGAAGATAGATACGGTAATCGTTTGACCCCAGGCACCGAAGTAAAAGATTTACGTGCTGATGGTGGTGGGAGGATTGGTATTGTCATGGGAATCACAGAGCGAGGTATTTTAGTGAAGTGGGATGGAAACGAGGATGATTCTTTAGTTGATGGAACCGACGTAGTTATCAACGAGGTGATGTTTCATTGAAGCCTAAAGCACCTCACGCGCTTTGCGATAAGTGTCCGTTTAAGGATCGTGACTTTGCTGCCACGACTGGCCCTGCCGATGCTGAGATTGCAGTTGTGAGTAGATCACCTGGGTATTACGAAGCTTTGAATGGTGAGTCGTTTGCTGGCCCTAGTGGTAAGGTACTTGACCATTTGCTGAAACTTCATGGTAAAGATAGAGAGCAGGTGTTGTGTACTAACGTGGTTCTCTGTCAGAGCGATGGTCAAGAAAACGGATTTGGGTTAGCTCAGGCTTGCTGTGCGCCCCGCCTAGACCACGAAATCGCTGACGCAGCCACGGTTATAGCCTGCGGGACAGAGGCTGTGAGGGGGCTTACAGACGCCGGTGGAATTGCATCAAATCGCGGTTACGTGCATTATCGTGACTCAGGCAACAACCACATGCAGCGCGTTATTGTATCCAACAACCCAGCTATGGTGCTTCGTGATGATGGAGTGTTTCCCGAGCTAGTTCGTGATTTCAAACTTGCCATAGATCCCCTACCTACACCAGAACTGCCGAAAGTCAAATGGACGGAGGATTTAGATGAAGCTTGTAAATGGGCATCGGACATTTACGATCAGCTTAGAGAAACTAGTGGAACTTTGTTGTCCGTGGATATTGAAGGAGGATATCCTGACCTGGCATGTATCGGGTTCTCACTACGATCCGAAAAAGCGGTCACTATTGGTATCGATCCTTGTAAAGAAGAGGACTTCCGTAGAGAATATCTGGATAGACTACTCACTCTACCCAATGTCAGATATCTCTGGCAGTTCGGAAAATACGACACCAAAGCCTTAAGGAGATTTGATATAAATGCACGTGTCGATGAAGATACAGGATTGCTCAGTTACGCGCTTGATGAACGTCCTGGCGATCCTGAATCGGGAGCAGGAGGCCACTCTCTTGAATGGCTGCTTAAAGATGAACTTGGTTGGTCCAAATACGAACCATCTTCTGTCAGAGATTTCAAAGCTGGACGTGGGGTATGGGCAGACTGGCCGAATCAGTCTGCTCCAAAGCGAGAGCGGATAGATCTATATGAATACAATGGTATGGATACTGCTGGAACCCTTTCCCTCTATCATGTTCTCAAAGAACGTGCAATTAACGACAACGTATGGGAAAGGCCGTATAGATCACAACTTCTCCCACTTAATGCGGCCCTCACGGAAGTTGAGCTTTACGGTAATCTTTGGGATGCAGATGCCGCCTGCGACATTCTAGAAGAAGAAGTTTGGCCCAGACTAGATGAATGGCGTGGGGTACTTCGTACTATTAGTAGACGACCTGAACTGAATCCTAATTCACCTAAACAGCTTAAGGAGCTAATGTATGATATATGGGGAATCGAACACGATCTTGATAGGCCAAGGATTGAACGGCAAGGAAAGAAATCTACAGACAAATCAGTACGAGAGGTTATTCTTAGGGGTGATTATCGGAGTTCTAACACTCGGGATCGTAATGGAATTGAGGCGTTCATTAAGACGCTAGACTCGTGGAAGGAGTTGGATAAGCAACGTGGAACTTACCTTGAAGGACTCACTCTCAAGAGGTCAGAAGATGGGCGAATATATACTGACTTCAAAATTCACGGTACGGAGTCAGCACGGCTTAGTTCAGCAAAGCCGAACATGCAAAATATCACTCGACCAAAAACCGGACTCCCAAATATTAGAAGAGTTTTTGTCGCAGATCAAGGATGCCAATTTGTATCGGCTGACTTATCTCAAGCGGAGCTTAGAACAATTGCTGTTTTGTCGGAAGATACAGAACTCCAAGCCATTTATCTAGACACCAGTAGATCCCTCCACAAAGAGATTGCGGAACAGTTTTATGGAAAAGATTATACGTACGAAGAATATGTCAAGGCGAAGAACATTAACTTTGGAGTTGCTTACGGACAGAGCGCGTATACATTCCATCAGATGTATAACATGCCACAGAAAGAAGCTCAAGATTTCATAGATTTTTGGTGGCAGCGGTTTCCGCAAGTAAAGCAATGGCGTAAAGATATCGAAACACAAATGAATGAGAAGGGTGAGTTCCAATCACCCTTTGGTCACAAGCGCAGGTTCTACGTTATTCCATCAGATCAGAAAGGATATATTCATGCGGTTAACCAGGCTGTTTCTTTTCTACCACAGAATATCGCTGCAAATGTTACACTATATGCCGTTACCAAATTGGTGGAAACTTTGGATCCTCAGGAGGCACAAATCCGCATTACTGTTCACGATTCGATTGTTGCCTGCGTCAAGGAAAAATACGTCGAAGATGTCGCTACACGGATGAAAGCACAACTAGAAAATGCAGCCAAAGAATCAATTGATTGGGACTTCCCATATCTAGCTGATCTGTCAGTAGGTCCAACATGGGGAGACTTGAAGGAGATAGAAATCAAGTGAGCACACCATACGATGCTGAACGGCTAGAGCAGGATAAGCCCGGAGAGACGCTGCTTGACGTGGGCGAGCATGAGTGTGTGACGTGTCCTCGATGTGCCTGTACCTTCGCCAAGGTGCATCCAGCCTGCCCACGCTGTTCCGTGGAGGCCCAACTAGTCCAGGTAGAGCGGAAGTCGAGTGACGCGATCAACGAGCACCTAAGACTCCGCATTGCAACTATCGAAGAGCGTGACAATCTAGCTCATGTTTGGGAGCAGAGTCGAAAGACGGTCGAAAGTCAGGCGAAGCGCATAACTGAATTGGAGTCTAAAAACGAAAGACTAATAGAACTACTAAAAGAACTTAAAGCATATGAGTATCCGGTGGGACCCAAGAGTCATCCTACCCGTAAAGGCTTTCGCTTGTGGACTAAAGTAGATAAGGAAATTGACAGCAAGTAACGGGAATAGTGATTCATTGGTCGTTAGGGCTGAGGATCTTAGAAAGCTGATTCAGGAAGATTTCGGTGATGACGATAGTTGGCTATGGAACATTGCTAAAATACTGGGAACAGACAAGCGTAACGTTTATAGGAAGTTGTATGAACAGAAGCACGTCACTTGGTCTGTGGCTGACGAGTGGCTGACACAGCTTGGTATGGTCGGACAAATTCATTACCTGGAGGCCATACCTAATCCACGTTGGAGTCAGGAAAAATGGATAAAGCACATGAAGGAGAGAGGTTGCATATGAGTGATGATAGTCCATATATTCTAGCTCAAGAACGTCAACTCGCAGTTGTACAAAAGTGGTATAATCACTTGGATGATCCTTACAAAGCACCAGAACTTAAGGTGGGTATGCCATCTGACGTGTTTAATGCGGTTGTGGATGTGATCGCTGAGTACAATCTTATCAAGGACGGAAGACGGCAATGAAGATGTGTGGTTACGTGTGGCAATTGAAACACCCTGATTATGACAGTCACAAATGCGTTAGACCTGAGGGACACCCAGGTAGACACCGCTGTGATTGTGGTAAAATGAAAGAACAGGAGAACAAATGAGGATCATATCAATTGATCCAGGTGTTATGACTGGCTACTGTTACGCTGAGCTTGTAGCAACTGCTCCGGGTACTGCTAGGGCGTTGTCAGAACTTGAACAAGTCAACAAATTGAAGTACCACCCGTTTCAGGCGGCTGACGATGTTGATGACCTATGGCGACGCCTAAAAAGATTTGATCCCGAGTACATCATCATCGAAGACTTTGAATTTAGGCGTGGTAAAGCCGGGGCTGCTGGTCTTAACCTCTTTCCAAAAGAATTGATTGGTGTTACTCGTTTGTATGACCTACTCACAAACGCGCGGGTCTTTGTTCAAAAAGCAGCACAGGGTAAGTCATACTACACCAATCCGATCCTGCAAGGGCTTGGCTTGTATAGGCGTGGTATACCGCATGGGATGGATGCTTCGCGTCACTTGCTTCAATGGTGTATGTTTGGTTTTGGCAATCAATTTATAGGCAAACAGCGAACCGAGGATTTCGCACAAATCACACAAAAACTGGAATGGTGGGCAGATGCCAACGAATAAAGAAAAATATGGTCATTCTGAAATGAACATTTCCGAGCTTGAAGCAAGAGCGGCAGCTGATCTGTATGAGTTGTCCAATCGTTTGATAAAGAATGAAAGACACAATCTATTGGAGAATTGCATTACATGCTTATGCGCCAGTTAAGAGAGTCATTCAGAACCGCTGAACTAATCATATCGAGGTACGAATGAAGAAAGTACCACGTTGCGAAGATTGTGGTATGCGCGTGGGGTTTTCCGATCCTCAACGATTTAGAGCATTGCATCGATCTTTTAAAGGTCCAGAACACACTGTTTGTAATAAGGAGTATAGAATGAAAGTAACTCTTGAACAAGCATCTTATTGGTTTGAGGAATATTTAGCTGCTGCTCACGCGGGTAGTGAAACATGATTGTCACCGTCAGAGAATTGATAAGAGAACTTAGAGAGTTTCCTCCTGAGTGGGAAATTTGGATGGAAGTACGAGGACGGGAAGCTCAACTCAGAGGTATCTCCACTGAAACAGGTGGAGTCACAACTTGGGTTCTACTCTCCGATTATCCCGATAAACATGAGGAGGACAAATAATGGATGATAAAGTTAAGCAATTGGTAGGTAGAAAATATGGTGGAGGTACTATGGTGCTTAATTGCGTATCTCATATGCAAATGTCTATCTTAGAAAGACCTACAGACTGCAATCTTTGTAATACGGACGTAAAAAATGCTCTCGCACGTTGTCATAGAATCAACGAGTTTCTGAACGATTGGAAAGATGATGCTGTCGGAATTTTGGCGCTTAACGAAGAAGGGGGGTGAGAGATGAACACCATTAACCTAAGTTGGTGGGAGGGTCCATAAATAATCAACCAGCAGGGAGAATAATGCGAAACATTGCTTTGATGTTGATTGTTATTGCTGTCGCTGTGGTGGCCGCACTTGTACTAAGTAAGGTAACAAGTGCGGCACCCTGCGATCCAACTAAAACCGATCCACGTAATTGTGCTATGTACGGTGACAGTCGTGATATGTGGGTGCAGGGTATGTCGTTCGGGCAAGGAGCAGGAGACATAGTGTATTATCAGGAAGGTGGCGTCGATCAGCCTGTAAATCCTGAGGTCGCTTGCTCAAATCACCATGACGATGACCTGGATAGTTTCACGGACTTTTGATAGTTTCACAGACTTCTCAGGTCATGGCGCACCTGATCCCGGTTGTACTTCTGCAATGGATGATGATGAATACAATGGGCCACCACCACCTCCTCCACCACCGCCACCACCTCCTCCACCTCCACCACCAGGGCCTATTTGCCCAGACCCGTCAGCTTGTCCTGATATCTCCCATACGGACGACGTTCCACTGAGCAATCCATCGGCTACTTCATGTTCAATCGAATCCACAATCGGTGTAGACTTGGTTAGACTTCCCATACGGGCTACCAAAGGAATTTCTACGGTTACCTGCGATGGTTCCATGGCAAATATCAGTACTACTCTATGCCTGCTAAAGGCACTAGCTTTCGCTCAGGGATGGGGTGCCTGGTATCCCGTAATCTGCTCTTCGAAGCAAACCATCGGGAATCTGAGACTGTGGCACAAGATCTCGCGAATGTGTCGACCTACTCAAACAGAGTTCGTATGGCGAGCAGAACAGATCGCTGAGGGAGTAGATCCAAATGGTAGGTTCTTTATCGGCGTGTACGATAGCGGCCCAGGCTGGCCGCCAGAGAGCCAACGTGCTAATTGGCTTTGTCGTTAGCTAGAAAGATCTATGCCTTGTAAGCTACAAAGGAGTTGATTTGCGTAAGCTGGCGATACTAACTACCGCCATAGCTATTGTGACGATAGGATCAACACCAGCCCAAGCGAGTGTAGCTGAACTAGTTAGATGTTCTACAAAGCACAAAGTTAGCACTCACCTTTGGTGTGCTAAAACAAACATAAGACATGGAAAACAACTTCTCAGATTTTTACGTAACAATGAAAAAGCCGGAACAGTCAAATCACGCAAATCTGTCCGGCGATCAGGGAAGTATCTAGTACGCTACGGAAGTCGTCACTTACGACTGGCCATCACAAGATCACGTCCCCCTCATTATGCGGGATGGATCTGTATACATAATCTAGAAGGAAGTTGGGACGACGACGGTGCACCATACTACGGCGGATTACAAATGTCGGAAGGATGGATGGGCGTAGTGCATCATGCCAACCACCTATCATCTATTGAACAAATGTGGCTCGCTGAAAGAGTATCGGCCAGATACGGCTTCTCGTATTCGTTCATGAAAGGTCAATGGCCTAATACGTTTCCACCATGTGCTAACTACTTCTAGGAAGGGAGGTGATACAATGGGTGAACAACCTGCGCCAGAGATTCCACCAACAGAACCACCGCCAAAGGACAATGATCCTGTTAATCCTACTGGCCCTGGGGATAGTGAAGAAACACCGGAGCCAGAGGACGACTAGTTAGAAAACTTAGGGGGCTGAGCAAAGTGGGGAGAGAGTACCACAGCGCCAGCCCCCTAAGACTTTAAACGTTTAGGGCTTGTCTTTTGGTGCGCCCACACCGAGAGTTGGCTCTAGACTAGTAAATGTTCCCAGACCCACGTAAGACATAAACAGTGTGTATCCTGCGTTGGTAGCGATTATCAATACGTCTGTGTCAATATCAGCAACCAGTACGGCGGTCGCAAGACTCGCTATAAAACCGCCAAGACCTACGGCAAAAGCTCGTAGTCCTATTCTGAGATATGGGTTCATTAGATAACCTCGAATCCTAGATGTAGAGTTAGGTAGATTGAAGCTGGATTGATTAGTGCAATTACCAGACCAGTCCATAGCAGGACTGTGTTGGTTACACAGCGATGCTTCCACTTCCTGATGTACGACGAATACGTCGGTGTTGTATCGTCCTCGTCGAAGGCGTTTTTGAAGTCAATAACGATGAATACTATTACTGCCGTTATGACGAACGCCCACAGTAAAGTGTAGAACAGTAGCCACATGCTCTCTCCTTTCTAAACTACAGCTTGTGTCGCTTGCTTGCCTAGCTCCAATCGACCCTTTACCACCGTATTAATAGTTCCGTCAGCCTCTCTCACTTGAACATCGTACTGTAGCCACTTACCATCGTAGGTGTTGGTATCTGACGAAAGGAGAGTAATCTGTACTCTCCCGGCAGTAGCAGGAGCCAGGATAGTTACCTGGGTTGGGTTAGCGGTGCTATCCTTTTTAATGATGGCATCCGCGTCGTCGTCGTGGCTTGTCCTTTTTGCTGTAAACCATGCCTTACCACCCGTAAGGTCTACCTCAACGTCCAGTCCTGTTTCGGGATCGAACCTAGTGACAGGCACAATCCACGAGGCACTATCACCTTTTGTCATTTGGATGTCTCTCATGGGATTTTAATCAACTCTCCTTTTGTTTCTACGATTGTGATGATGCCTCTAGCTTTAGGTCTAGCAGTAATCGTGCCGGTTACCTTTCCAGTACTGAATTTCGGCTCTCTGTCTTGCTGGTCTTCCCACTTACCCGTGTCGCTGCTGAATTTTACAACCTGATCCTCGGTAGTCTTATCACCGAAGTCAGTCCACGTACCCGTTTCTGTTGCGCTGAGTACAGCGACTAGCGTGGCTTGCTCGCTACCACTACCAGCATCACTGAGCGCGTACTTGATGCTGTAGCCTTCACTACATGAACCAGTCTGTGAGTTGGTGATGTTAACTGTTAGGGCATTTGCATCGCTACTTGAACCAGTATCGCTGGTGTTGACAGGCACCGATATCTGAGAAGTCTCACCAGTTAGTGAACCACTATCGGCACTAGTATAAACAGCTTTTAGTACGTTGTTGTCAGTTTCCGTTCCAGTATCTGAATTGCTAAGTGCGACTACTAGTGTGGTATTTTCTGCGTCACTTCCACTATCACTTCCTGGGATAGTGGCAATTAATGTAGCTGTATCAGCACCACTTCCTGTTTCAGTTCCATTAACTGGTACAGTGATCTGTTGATTCTCGGTGGTCGTACCATTGGTGTCTGCACTAGATAGAGCGGCGGTGAGAGTTTGGTTGTTTACTCCACTACCTGTGTCGGTCTGTGTCGGTAGAACGACTACTAGAGTAGTAGCCTCAGCACCAACACCAACATCGCTAGTTGGAATTAGGGCTACAAGTGTAGTCGTGCCTTCTGTACCGCTGCCTGTGTCGGAACTGTTCTTTTGGATCGTGGTAACAGTCTCTGCTATACCAGCATAGACCAGTACCTTCGGCTTGATTGCTCTACCTAATCTAGCCATTTACCAACGTGACTTTCTCTGCACAGCATCGCTGTATACGTGTTGATTCTTTATAGGCTGTGCAGCAGGAGGTGGAGCAGGCTTGAAAAATCCATGCCTGGTGATAATCAAACCAGCACGTTTCTTGCGTCCATGTCTAGCGGGCATTAGTGACGACTCGCTCTGTGGACAGCATCACTGTAAATGCGTGGTTGGGGCTTCGGTACAAAAGGTCCGGCAGTTACGGGTAAGTAAATCCAGTCAATCCTAACTTGTGCTACTGCCACAACACGAGTAGCTGCTGTGCGCTTGCCAATCTCCACTTGTGGTGAAACAGAGCGATCAGTTATAGTTGGCGATTGTATTAGAGTACGTCCATTGATCCAGTTCGTAGGCCAAGTACCGGAAGCTGCGTTGGGATCAAAGCTTGCTTCCGATGTACCTGGGTGTCCGTCACCTGTAATAATCTGATGCGTACAACTTGTAGTTGATGTGGCTGAATCGAGTCCGTGAGTAGTGATAAGCTGAGTCGCCAGAATTGTGTCGTCAGCATCGATACCGAGCGCATCGGCAGATTGTAAGTCAAAAACAACATTTTCTGTCGTTGTTGAAATTGCGTTTTTGACCTGTCTATCAGCTACGCCCGCACCAGCGACCGGAGCAATTCCAACCGGAGGTTGATTGTCTACCGACTGGAAAAGGTTCGTTGTCGTATCATCCGAATCTTCCCATCCAGCATCACGCGAAACATCTGAGGTTGGGAACGAAGAAACAATTTTTGGTTGGTCGAGTCTAGTGTTTAGAGGAGCAGACCCTTGATCGTCAAGAATATAAATGTCGTCAAAGTCCATATTCACCGATGTACCATAAGCAGCCTGCGGACCGAAATCCCAGTTATTTGCGAGTGCAGCTGAGTATTCTGTGGCAAGCTGCTGACCGAACGAAACACCATCCAGCCAACCTTGAATGTCCTCGGTTAGTGTCGTACTTACATTGAGCATTAATTCAATGTAGTACCATTGATTAACGGTCAGCACACCCGAAGTTCCGATGGTTACGCTGGTACGCAATTCAAGTTGTCTACTTGTGTTGACTCTAATCGTCGCGCTGCTATTACTGAAAATATTGACAGCAGTGGTTGGACTAGCTGAAATTCTAAAAGCGCAGCCCATCCAGTACCGACGACCATCAACATGGGTAACTGAAAATCGGTTTACCGACTGAGCGTTTGCAGCAGCCCGCAAATGCCGCGTTCCAGATCGAGCACCGGAAGTTTGAATTGCGCCTGCCGTACCGAGCAAGGTCAAAGCACCTGCGTTAGCTGGCCCTCCCTCAGCCGCGTGGGAAGCTGTAACAGGCGCAGCCCCCGATTCAAACCCGCAAACGGCAAGTAAACTCATTTCAGCAAGTCCCGTGTGATACGCATTGATCTAGGATATGCAGGTGTGTCCAAACACTAGAAGGCACGTTGTCCCACTTGCCGACGTAGTAGCCCTGATAGAGCGCCCAACCGTTAGCTTGTGCCCACCCAACTAGTGGATCAACACGACCAAAGCTTGTGTATGTAAGCGGTGATTCAAAGTGGATATCGAACCCTGGGCCACCCGTGTCACCCATGAAAGCTCCGTAATTATGCAACGCTTTGAGCATCACCTTTTGCCAATTGTGAATCAGCAATGCATCTATTTCTGTGTCAGTCAAATCTAGCCAAAGATGCGAACCCATCGGTGGAGCATTGGTAGAACTGCCACAAGGCGATCCACTTTTAGTTGCTGGATAAACGAAGCTACCACTGTCACAAGAAAGAATCAAGAATAGACCGTGACCAATGTTTTCCGAGATTACCTCTTGTGCTCGCATGATACCTGCGAGATTACCCCATTCAGCAGCGACAGCCTCACCAGTACCAAGACCGTCACCAGTGATATCTGTTCTTCCTCCCCAACCTATATTGATTGTGCCGCCACCTGCGGGAAGTGGAGTTTGTGTTTCATAGAAATCCCACTCCCAATTGTTCCACTGTTCAACCACAGTCATATGACCATCGTTACTCGTGGGTGGAGCAAGTGCAGCTTGTGGAATACGTACCTGCAATCCTTCAACTGAGCAAGTGCCCCAAGGAAGATTACAATGAACCGTATATAGAGGATCAGTCGGATCAGACCAATAGGTCGGGTGCTCGAAGTCTGCTGAGCGACCTACTCCTGCCGTCAAATTATCAATATACGGTGAGAACTCGGTAAGGATGCGATTGACAATTCCCTCCGAATTAGCAGCGAACGCAGGATTAGCTGGAACCACTTTATTGAATGGACTAGTTGCAGAATACGGTTTCCATGTGCCTGGTGGATAACGTCCCGCATTTGAGGAGTAGGGCCATTCGATAGGTGGGGGTGGTGGTGGTGGAGATGGTGGTGGAGGAGGTGATGGATTAGGCTCAGTTTCACAGAGAAGCCCATTGGTATTGTTAAAGGTTGTTTGGATTTGGCTCTTGTTCAACTTCCCCGGAATAAAAATCAGCGATCTAAGCTGATCGCGATTGGTTATACAAGCTGTATGAATTGGATCGTGATTAGCCATAGCCGCACCAGCTATACCCAATAATAGAATAACCACAAATGCTGCAACTAGTTTCACAGTAGTCTCCTTAGTGGTTGGCTGAGTCTGTCCAATCCAGAACACGCAATTCACTAGACCATGTTACAACCGTGCGTATGTCCCAAAGATAAATATCGTCAGTTCCATTGTAGGTCATCGCAGGACTTGTGCCAGCTGCCCAAACTCGCCAAGGATCTACACCTGTCAAAGAATATTGACTCATCCCACTCCAAGTCTTAAGACCCCATGAACCAGTACCAGTATCAAAAACGTACATACCGTATTCACGCAAGGCTGTCAGCAATACCTTGTTCCACCAACGACCCGTAGAATTCGATACGTCAGATATGGCATCAATCTCAGACTGGCTCATATCTAATTGAAATCTAGCCCCGCAAGGAGGCGCGTTAGTGGGATCTGTCTGGCCAGCTTGTCCAACTGCGGGAGCGACGATATTACCGTCAGTTGATTTGACTACCATAAACAAAGCATGATTGATTCTACGTGCATACATCTCACTAGGCCAAGGGCATCCGTACATCGAAGATGTGCCAGCAGCCGTAGCTGTACCACCACCTCCTAGTCTTACACCATCCGAAATCATGTGATGCTTGGATAGACCAGTTCCGTAGAAAACACCGCCACCGCCGGGAAGCGAAGTTAAGGGTGTAGTACCAGCCTGATCCGAAAAACAATCGTAAATGAACCATTCAGTACCGTCAGGCTGCACAACCGCAAAATGTCCATCAGCACCACCAGCAGGTTTAGCACTCTGTGGACAGCGAAAAAGTGGTCCAGCTGAGGTAGTCCAGAACGGACAAGAATTACCTCCTGTTCGCATTCTGACTTCAAAGATTGGATCAGTGTCAGAGGCGAAGTATGTTGGGTGATTGAAACTAGGAAAGGTTTGTGCGCTACTAGAGTCTTGTGCGACAAGCAGTTGTGAGGGATTTCCCCATCCAGTCACCTTAGACACGATACTCGCAGAGTTGGCATGAATCGAGGGATTTCCAGAAGAACCATCGTGAGTACCGGGAATGGGTTTGTACATGCTTGATTGGGAGTACGGTCGCCAATTAGCCGGAGGTAGCACAAGACCACTACGTAATCTACGTAGTGGTTCCATAGTTGATCTTCTGACTGTTCTCATGTGGCCAAGTAAGTGAAGGTCACTCCCTCACCGTTTGTGATGGCATCAATGTAAATCTTCTGCACGTCGTCAATTACCAGAGTTATTGACTCACCAGGAGACAGAGCTATACCTTGTCTTGTAGCCAAAGCTGCCACGACGTTAACATCACCGACTACAACTACGTTGGTGTTATCAAGTTCTGCCTGGATCGTTACCTCAAGACACGGAGTTGACGATGCCACTAGTTGTACCTCTGTACCGCTGGTTGTTACTGTCTTCCTGCCAGTACCAATTGAGCCTGCTGTGCGTCTGGTTGGGAAGGGGTTTGCTACAGAAACAGAAGTAGCCGAATCATCGGCGCCATATGCGACCTTCACCTTTTGATAGTGAATACCGCCAACATCATCTGTAGCGACGTTTGTGCCCGATCCAGCAGTGATTGGAACATTGTCAGCCATTACCTTCTCCTGGATCTTAGAATTCTATTGTTGGGTGGCGGTGGGGGTTCTCCACCGCTGTTGAACAACAACAACAGCATTGTTACACTCTTGCCCATCTTGACCAAACACGATAGTTGACAGCGGCACCACCAGAAGGAACAGTAGCCCGAATTACGAAACCTTCGGCTACTGCGAAGTCTGGTGACTCTCCTAGTGGGTGGTCTTTCTCGTAATAGAACTTGTATGGGTCCATATCACCAGGACGCAAAACAACTAGAGCAGTAGGTTCGGCTGTCCAGTTTTTAGCGGCAGCAAACGTTTCAGCAATACGTGGGCCACTCTCCTGATCTACCGTAACGGCTGTGCTGTTTGTACCTGGCGCGTTGGTTGCAAACGTGCATGAACATAGCTCAATCAATACAGGCTTCTCGGAAGCAGTTACTCCATCCATAGCTATCATCAAGCCCAATAGATCAATGGCGTGTCCTGCATCCGCCTTAACTCCAAAGATACTTTTAGCTGTAGCAGCAGCAGCAGCCGCAACCACACCTTCTGTATCAGCAACATAGATTGCTCTCATTTAGCTCCCCACCTCACCTTCGGCTTCAACAATCTTATAATGTGACTTCTTTGCACTCTTGATATGTTCTAGATCATGATTCATCTGTGCTTCTGCTTCTTCCCTAGTCAAGTATGGAAATCGACGAGGCTCAGTAGGATCACCACTTCCTGTGTCATGCACGAGATAGTAAACCATTATGCTCCCTTACGATAGTGTTAGCGTTCCTGTCAGAGTCCACGTTCCGGTTGCTTTCGTACCAAGCGAAGCAACCTTGCGATTGAGCATTGGCGCAACAACTGTGGTTGTGTTGGTTGAGCCGTTGTCAACTCCCCACTCGTTCCAAATGAAGTTGGCCTCACCAGAAGTGAAGTCAGACTGGAACGTGACAACCTGCGTAGCCCTGGAGGGGAACGTAGCATTCATCAGCTTGAACTGCCTATTGCCCGCGCCTGCGGCAGCCTGTAGGTCGGTCTGTGTAGCGACCTCAGCAGTAGCAGAGTTACCGACTCCAAGACGTGTGTTGGCGTTGTTGAATGCTTGACCACCAGCACCAATCAGTAGATCCTCTAGTCTCTGGATACCTGCGTTAAGCAGCAAGTTACCAGGAACCACCTCAATCTCCTCAGGCTTGATACCGAGGGTCAGTAGTTCAAAGGACGGCACAGGAGTAAGCTTAGGTAGCCACAACTTTTTACGCGCGAACTCACAAGCTTCCTCTGACCACTTCTCACATACCCACTCAGTGAAGTGGTGCATTAGTTTGAATCACCTGCCTTTCCGTCATCTGTCGCATTTACATGTACTTTATCATCTAGTGGATCATTAGCGGCGATGTTTTCGTAGTCTGGGTGGATAGGATCATCCATCTTGCCTATAGCCTTAGTTTTTAGTAGATGTCTAATTTGAACTTCACCCTGTCCCGCATCTTTTAATTCCTTTTCTGTAATCTTTGCTCCTGGCTCCTTCCTGTTGTCTGGTGGCAAATTGATAACTGCTAGAGCTTTGTACATGCTTACCTCCCTTTAGTGTCAATCAGTTCCAACAATCATACACAAGTATCCAGTTCCTGCTGAGGGAATTCGCACAAGTGTTATGGTACAAGGTGTGGGCCAAACAACACCAGCTGGTCCTTGCACACCCTGTAGTCCTTGTGCTCCACGTGGACCTTGTGAGCCACGTGCTCCCTGAGCACCTTGTTTACCTTGTTTGCCTTGTTTGCCTTGTTTGCCTTGCGGCCCCTGTTTTCCATTTGTGCCTCGTGCACCTTGTGAACCCCTTGGGCCTTGTGAACCTTTTGGGCCACGTGGACCACTTCTGCCCACATTACCAGACTTTCCCTTTGGTCCGATAACAGTAAGCTTAGTGAAGATGCCCTCACTAATTTTAGCAAGTTTAGCATCAAGCCTTGCGACATTGATCCTTGGTTCTAAAATTATTCCTTTGGCCATCTTTCGACACTGATTGCGGGTACGACCTTGACTACGACAACCGACATAAAATCGAACGTATGAAGTTCGAGCTGACGCACTGATATAGTTTTCCAGATTCCTATTGTTTCGCCAGCTGGTATAGCCGAGTAATACCAGCATTATAGCGAGAATGGCAACGCCCATGAACTCAAGTACCCTCTTCGGGATCATCTATTAGACACCGCCACTACTATAATTGTGACGCCCATTACAACATTCCAGATTAGCAACACAAAAAGCAACCAATTACGATCATCCTCATGTTCACTTGAACCACCCATTCCACCTGTACCGCCAGCTCCACCTGTTTGTTCTCCTGCACCTCCTACTCCACCTGCGCCACCTGTTCCACCAGCACCCTTTCTACCAGGCTTTCCAGGCTCTCCAGGCTTTCCAGCTTCACCCCTCATTGTCTTTGCCTCCATTACGACGTGTATAAAGATAGACGAGAACGCCACCGACAATCGCGGTCATTAATGCAGAGAGTGTAGGATCAACAACACGTTCCGAGTTCAAGAATGTCAACGCCACAGAAGCTGCCCACATCACTGTGACAACTACCAACACCGCAAAGGCTATTTTTCTTTCCATTCACGTTTCCTATCCTGTTTGCAGAAAGCCGAATAGCTGACAATCGCACCGGTCACAAACCCGATTCCTGAGTAGGAAAACATCTCCAGTAAGTATGCTGAAATCACTTTCCAACTCTAACAAACCGTTCTACTTGACCGATCCTGCGTGTGTCGTTGCCGTGTGGATTTTCTCCACGTCTGAACACACCACCACCATTGCTTTGTGAGCCTGTATTGTCTGGCGATGTGTTACCCTCGATCGCTTTGAAATATCCCCTGCTCTTATCTACCCATCCTTCAAAGAAGCCGATATGATCGGCAACTCCACCGTCCCAATCGTAACAAACAAGATCGCCTTTTTTCACGTTAGCTGCGCTAACCACCTGTAGACCGTTAATACCATGAAGTGCATCATTAACGATGTACGGTACATAGGCGTACATTCCTGAGCCTGGATGCAGATTACCAGGAGGATTCAGTCCCTTGTGGAATGCTTTGCTGTTGATCTGTACTCCGCAGTACGATACGAACATAGCACACCATGCACCACGAACGCCGTACCAGTCAGTAACAAAAATGTCGTTATGCCCCGTACGTTCTTTCTTACCAAGATGTTTGGTTGCCTCGTTAAGCATCTTCTCGCCGATAGTCACGTTAATCTGCTGATTTATACGTGTCGAGATACGAGTCAGCATTTGAGTCGTAAGCTCAGCTTCACCTGTTAGGTAGGCGTCGAAGGTAGGTCCATAAGTTGGGACCAAATCCTTCTCAGGATAACCAATCCAGTATTTACCTCTTACGCACGATCTTCCAGTTTCAGTACCGAATTTGTGGTCGATCAGACCACGGTGCCAATCGTTCTTGAATACATTATTACCGTTCAGAACTGATTGGGCATAGCCAACTTCGTCGCTTTCAGTAAGTGGAGAAGTAATCGCTAGTGTATAATCAATCATTTTATTTCTCTCTCCTAAATGTAGCTCATTCTTGCAAACATGGGACGCAAAACATTTATTCCTGAACCATTCCCTGCTTTGAATATGGCGTCACCCGCAGTACTTCCACCGTCTGCCGCTACCCAAGCCATAATCAAATAGTTACGAGATCCAGATCCAGGAGTAAATTCTAGCTTTGCCTCTATAGGTCTTTGATCTTTCTGATTAGCGGTATCTTTGTATATTTCTACCTCGGCCAATGTACCTCTATCAATTGTAGCTTCATAAAGTTGTACACCAGTACGGGCAACGAATCCTGTACTTGCTGTTAGCGATGGATCTAATTTGGGGCAGAAAAATTCGAGTAATACTTTTTGCCCTGTAAACGTGTTGAATCCGAAATCCAGCAAGGAGACAGGTGATGCTTGGTTATCAGCCGAATCCACAGTTTGGTTTGAAGTTACCTCCACGTAATCAATTTCTCTATTAAGTAGATTGATCCAGGCTGCACCAGTATCGTAGTGAAGCTCACCACGATCTGTGACAAAATAGTAACGACCCTGTATACCGAAAGCTGGCCTTACGGCAAACGTACCGTGACCATACATGGCCGAAACTTCAATGCCGTCTACGAGTCTTTTTAGATCGCCTGGAACATCAGGAGCTTCATCACGTACTGTGGGATCGGGATACGAGATGTTGTATCTAGGACTATTGATCCTTGTCACTTATAAATCACCGCCTTTCTATTGATCTTCAAGGACGTTTTGGTAGGTAGTATATGTGGTGAACACTAGTTGGTAAGTAGCGAAGCCATCCAACAACTGCTGATAATCTTGACCATCAGCAACCATGTAATTAAGCGTGATGCCAGCCGGTTTTTGAGATAGAATAGCTTTGCCCACAGGTCCACTTCCTGCCGCTCTCACAGTATCGGTATAAGGTGTAGCCGTGTCGTGGACTTCTGCCTGTGCACCATCAACAAAAATGGTCTTTCCCACAGATGGTGACGAAGCGGCGTTGATGGTGAAAGTGCCTGTAACATCGGCACTCAACAGATAGATAGCCTGAATTCTTTGCCACTGATCTCTTTTACTAAGATCGGCATCAACGCTCGATACCAAAGTTGCACCTGCGAAAGTTCCTCCATCTCTGATGTTAATTTGTCCTCCATCCCAATCAGTAGGAACCCAAATCCAGGCAGACAAAGCTGCATGAGTATTCGCTGTTGGAGTAATAGCGATACTGCCCAACAAGGTCGAGTTGCTATAAGTACACAACAAAGATGCCACACCGTATTTGGCTCTCGTTAGTACTCTAGCAATTGAGTTCGTACCTCCTGTTGACCAACCCGTGGTGTTCACTTCAAGACTTGGATTAGCTACAAGATTGGTTGTTTCCCAATCTTCAACAGGAGTCTCAATACGTCGAGTTTTGATCGTAAGCTTGTAAGCTCCACCATCGCGCTCACGGAAGATAACCGTCTTACCACCCGAAAGATAAAGTTGAGCAGCAGCCACAATTGCCGCTGGCGATCCTCTAGTAAACCCAGGTGTTGATCTGATATAGTCTCTTAGCTTGTTGTTATATTCCTCACCTGACCCTGGTGGCGCAACTACTCCAACGAATTGAGCAAGCCACGGTAGTGCTACATCAGGCGTTCTATCAATGTCTACCACTTGTGACCAGGGTGGATATTCTTTGCCGTCTACCGTTTGGGCAGCAGAAAGATCATTCACTAATTGAAGTTGTCCAACTATAGCTTCTGACAAAACGAGCAAAGCATAGTCATGCTGCTCGTCAGCAAAAGCCACTGGTTTGAGAATCTCATAGAGTTCCTCAGTTACCTCTGAAACAGTGGGTCTAGGCACTAGGTTACCGTTCCTGTGATAGAACCTGGGCGTGGCAAACCAACTATTCCACCCAGATTAACGTCGAGTTGAGCATATGAGTTTGAGCCACTACGCAACGCTAAGGTGGTGACGTAATCAACTCCGATCACTTCGTTAATAGCTTGTGACAATTCTAGATATCTCACCAAAGGCTTGTTAAACCACAAGGTGCTGGATGAATCGCCAAGTGTGGAAGCTTGGGGAAAGCCCCAATTCGCAGGAGATAGGAATTGTGTGAGTGCCTCGATAATTGCATCGTGTATGAGAGTTGTATCGTATCCCTGCAAAGCCTTAGCTACAAACTGCACGTCGATAGTCGTGTAGAACGGATCAGCAACAAAGGTGATGAAGTTGACTTCTCTGAGACTCTCTAGGTAGTTATCAATTTCGATCTTGATTCCCGAGCTAACAGGCTCACCATCTGCATCAACAGGAAAGTCCGTTACCATTCGATCGTTGCCAGTTTCAGCAGTTCCACCAATTACCCAATCAATGCCGGGGCCACGTCGTAGTTGGATAACATCAATGTAATGCACTTCGGTGTTTGCTGGTGCAATCACTTTTGCTATAACTCTACAGGTAACAGCGTTGATGGGAGCAATCGCATTCTGCACAGACGCCTGAACAAATGATCCTGTAACATCAGCAACCGATGTACTATCCGAATCAGAGATTGCTGATGTACCACCGGCATCACTGTACCATCTAATACAAACCCTACAGTTGCGTCCCGTAGTAACCGCTCTGAACTGTGCTACCGCTGAATAGATATCACCGGGAACAACGGCAAAGGCCGGTGTAGTGCGAGCAGACATATCTGCTGCGCTTGAGGCTGTAAGAGTCAGCGAAGCCACACCGTCAACCTTCTGTACTGTGCTACGTGCGACGGCACAGTTTATATCGTTCTGCCAGCCAGTAGCGTCAGTCTCGATACTTGACTGGTTAGCGGTCAACAGGTTGTGAAGCGGGTTGTATCCGTCGATGGCTGTAGCTCTGGAAACTCCATCAATGTCCAACGCAAACACCGCAAAATCTCTAGCCAAGATCGGACGCGGAGCTAGCATCTGTAGTCTGAGAACGAGCCTATTGAGGTATTCATCGTCAGTCTCGGCATCCATTCCTCCTGTAGTATCCGCATCGAGAGTTACTGAAACGATGTAGTCCAGGGGATCAAGCAAATCAATTAGACTACTCATAGGTAGTCCCGAAGCTGCCACTCCTGCTTCGATAGCTTGAATTCCAACTAGCGTTACAGTAGTTGAACCTCCAGGAATCACAGCCTCAGCCAGAGTTTCAAAGGCAATCAACTCATTACCGGAAGTATGGATAGATAGCTGAGTAGCGGCAGGGATCGTATAACCTGAGTTGTTGATAGCCGTGAACGTTACTGTGCTTTGGGCGTACGCTGCTTCGTGTGGAGGTACGCCAACAAGTTGACCGAAGTACCTGAAAATATCCGTAGGTACCGCACTCGCAACATCGCGGGCTTCTGCTGTCAAACGAGCATTCGCTTCAATCATCACAGTTTCTAGATTTCCATCATTAGGAACCCACTCAGGAAATCTAGACTGAATGAAGTCAAATCCCTCTTGTGCCAGAATATCTGGATCTGTCTCAATCGGGATTTCAATGTAGTTACTCATTTACCACCTCCACACTAATCTGTTGTAGCAAAGGATTCAGCTTGTCAAGAACAGCGTGACCAATATTCGTACCGATACGTTCCTCCCAACGCGCAATTGCTTCGCGGATCAAATCTTCATCGGGAGTAGGCATAGCAAAGGTTTGATCTGGTAGACCAAATTCTGGTTTTTCTGGTCTATCACCTTCTGTGTATCTAACAATTAGCTCCACGCAGTCTCTTAGCTCATCCTCCGTATCTTGTTCAGTCACGACGAACTGTTGTAGTCCACTGTCGAATCTAAGTGGAAGTGAAAAGTGCGGGCTTTCAATTGCCATTAAGACACACCTCCTTCCGATCCTGACCACCACGCAATAACGAATGGTTTTTGCTTCTCATCCCAAACCACTAAACATGCATCACCACGGGCAGGAAGGTCGATACCTTTTATTACCCACCTACAAGGACCAAATCTTGTTTGATTGCCACCTAGGGATGGAACAATAACCATAACTGTGGCAAAACCATTGATAGCACTCGTAGCTATAGTGCCTGACCACACACCTTCTATACCATGTTCAATCTCTGGAAGTGCATCGAAAACGCTCATTCCTTTACCGCCACGTGAATATGGTCTTCGTGGTCAGCTAACGTTGAATTGTCATAAGCACCAAGAGGATAAGACAAGTGATCGACCGGACCAATCAATTCATCTATTTTGAGTAGCGTCGCACGATTGCGAATCCAGGTCATTGCATTTACGACCCTGGGTCCATCTCCTTGATAATTGCCCATATCCACAGCCAAGCCTCGCCAGTGGTTAGACACGTTGCCACCATTCGTGAACTTGCTATGATCTGTTTTCAGCGAAGTAACCGTAATCGGGAATCCAGCATCAGTGAAGGCAAGCATGAACCTGAGCAAATTAGGCTTAATCAAACTCAGAGCAATGTCCTGTGTCTGACTACCACGAACGAACGTAATCAGAGGATTGTTGATTACGGCATCACGTAGTTCCTTACCATGCGGATACCCACTAGGTGGTCTAGGCTCGTATCCTGGTGGAGGCTCAAACTGTTTCTTGTTAGGTACGTCCAAAATACCTGAAATCTCACTCCTTTTCGGTTCGGGTAGTTTAGCTCTGGGCTTCTTGCAAGTGATGGTAGCCTTGGGATCAAACAGAGAACGCTGGATATCTGTAACTAACCATCGACCATTGATAACACCACTATCCACTACTGCAACAGTAGAACCTGGTGGAGCAGCCCAACGTTCGACTCTAGCCGTAATATCAATTTGAGCATTCTTCTTGCCTGTGTCGTAATCGAAGTCAATCCAGTCCACACCTTCGGACTCTTCACTTAGATGTACTCTAGGAGCAGACCTGAACAACCACGGTTCGCTGATAAAGTAGATAACACCACTAACCTCGAAACAACGCCAGTTAACCTCGTCGGCTAGACGTTGCAGGCAAGACCAGCTATCTTCTCTTTCACCCTTTGGATTGATCTTTGATTTAGGCTTGCCTCTCATGAATTGCATCTTGTCTGTGCCAGCCGCAATTTCTAGTCTACGTTGCTGGTTCGCGTCTGCTGTGTCTCCGTCATTGGAATTGTCACCACCGGCGATACCATAGGCGGTTACTAGACGTTCAGCTTCAACACGCCAAGCTGCGTAAGCCTGTGGATACGCACTAACCTGAACTGCCTGACAAATCTCGGAGTAAGTTGCCTTCGGGTGATCCAAGCGCCAAGTCACAGCTTTGTCGTAGAACTTGCCAGAAGCATAGGTGGGATTCATACGCTGGTCAAACGTGCCCCAACTAGGCTGTTGCTGAAATAGTCCTACACTACCTCGTATCCTCAAAAACTTCGGAGCGTCCGGCCCATATACGTCACCCCACGGATGATTGTAAGCCGTAGCTTCTTGAATGACCGTCATAACCGCACAAACTAGAATTTCCCGTTTAACCACTCTACGAGTACCTTCATCCAAAACCTGTTCTATATTGCGCAGCTGTTCAGATGTAGGTGCAATGTTTTTAATCGTGACAGGTTTGCCAGCTTGCTGCGCTCTTGCAATCGCGCTTTTCCAGTCACCGAATCCAGGCTTACGATTCTTGTGCTTCTCAGCTTGATCCCTGTCAAACCTGGTCCTGTGCAATTCAGGACAGACAAATGGGATTTGAAACTCTTTCACTTCATTGACAAGAATCTGTGCGAAACGAGAACGAGTCAACTGTCCCCACTTAGATGCCCGAAAATTCTTGTACGTGCGTAGAATAGCGACTTCACGCGATTCAAACGTAAGAGTGATATTATGGCCTGACTTGCCAACATGCACAAGACGGAACCAAAGACCGTCGATCTTGATATCCACCTTAGCCGCAAGGCGTCCCGAATTTCTGATAAGACCATAACGATCATTGACAACTATCTCGACCGTTGATGCTCCCTCGATTGTCCTGTGAATGTTGGCACTAATGACAGCTTCCTCAAACCGGAAGTTCGGCAGATTCCTCGTGATGAAAGAGAGTGCATCCAAGTCAAGATCATCAGACAAAAGCTCAGTCTGATTTTCCAGCCTTGAAAGCTGAAGTTTCTGCCTAACGTCTTTGAGTCTCTTGGGCATTACTTCTTGGCCTTTTTCTTCTTTCTGTTCTTCTTTAGTCTCAGACGCTTTGATGCCGTCAATTGAATCTTGTCAGCTCTAACATCACGGATCACACTGACTAGTGCTTCCTGTCTAACTCTGTCTCCATCAGTCTGACGACGAATCATCTCTTTGAATTGAATGTTCGTGATTCGATAGTCTAGACCTGTATGAGGAACCGCAGCACCCGAAATCTTTACGACAGGTGGATCATCGAAATCCTCACTAAACGCCATTTTCTCAAGGATCTCAACTTCCTTCTCAACAGAGTCTCCTTGATGACTTTTAGCATATCCATCGATTACAATGTCAATGTCCATTTGCAGAGGATCACGACCATTCCACTGTACTAGGCTAAGTCTTCTGGGACGTGGAACGATATCCCAACCACCATAACCACCTGTGGGTTTCACACCATCATTACCCAACCAGCAGGTAAACGACATATTCGGATCTTTTGATTTAAATGTGATTCTACCCTCAGCCATTATCGCCTAGCCTGTCGATCCAGCCTATGTTTGAACACAACCTTTCCAATCTCACGACCATCGATGATAACGGGAGCAGGTTCGATAACCAAAGAGAATGAACCGCCGCCTGCATTACCAGCCCCCACAGGAGTAACAGCAGAGCCGCGAGGCAAATGCACTACTTCTGGTCTTCCACCTTCACCAACCAAAAAGGCGCCAGGATTCGTAACTGTACCACCATGCTGCAAGCCTACTAGACTCAGGGCGCTCCGATTCCACCATGCTTTATCGTTACCAGGTTTAGTCCAACTACGAACCTTTTGCAACAGATGCCACGCTCTCTCAATCCAATGAGTTAGTTGTTTCCAATATCTAATCACTACGACAATTCCCATGATTAGAGGACCGAAGATTGGAATCATGGCCAGCATGTACCAGTGATTGTAAAGGAAGCTAGCTACTCTATTTACAATGTCGTGGAATGCTTGCCACTTTAAGTAGAGAACAATTAGTGCTATAGCTAGACCGATGGTCAAAGCAATAAGCAAGATTAGTGGAGCTTCGATGAGATACAGAGCGACGACAGCGACAGTCAACGCAGCATCCCAAGCCCAGGTAGCAACAGTAACAACACCCAGAGCGAGAGCCGTACCATAGAGTACAAGCTTCCAGATAATCATGAGGGCCAGAACCACACCTATGGTGATACCGAGTATCCTCATAACCACTTTCGCTGAGTCACCCTTCTCACCAAAGATACCCAGTGGTTTGAGAATTGCATTCAGAATCTTGAAGAAGATCGCAAACGTAACAACGAACCCTTGCATGATTCCAAGGAATACGTTGAACAGATTGATGATTACGTGAGTCTTAGGACTCAAAGCTTTGTCAAGAGCTTCAACCACCATGTAGATGGTAATCGGCCTATTGCCTTGAATCATTGGCAACAGGGCTTTGTCAACGTCTTGAAGTGCTTTGGTCAGACCTGAGAAAAGACCTTGCTGACTACGACCAGCAGCAAAACGCAAGATATCTTGGAACGTTGTCCAAGCACCTGTAAGCGTCTGAGTAGCTAGAGCGAAGTTCTTACCCTCATAGCCGGCTGTCTTTTGATACTCGATCAAAGCTCGCGTAGCATCACCAGCAGGCACCAAACCTTCATGGATCAATTCCATGACCCTCGCCGAAGTAACGCCATACATATGAGCTAGCATCGCTACTAGTGGAATGTTGTCTCTTGCTAGAGCATTGACTTGCTGACCTGTGACTCGACCAAGAGCAAAGATATGAGCCATTTGTAGCGTAGCTCTAGTGAGATACTGGTTTGATGCAACACCCTGAGCGGACAGAGTGTTCGTGAGAGCTTCAACGGTGGCATTAACTTGCTGTAGATTGCTGTTGTAAGGTACCAATCTACGAGTCGCCATCAGAATGTCAGGGAAGCTGAATGGCGTGATAGCTGCCAGTCTATAGATCTGATTCAACTCATTCTCGATAGCCTGCGCTCCAACGATGAAACCCTTGAAGCCTACTCTGGCTTCATTCATCTGACGATTGAAGTCGAATCCCCATTTGAGGATTACAGCACCAAACGCAATGAATCCCAGAGTTAATCCGTAAGTTAATCGACGCAGGGTGAACAACGCCTGATTCATTAACCAGGTACGTCTAGTGGTAAGCGTCATTACCTTTCCGGTCGCAGTAGTAGTCGTAGCTAGGCCATGCATACCAGCCCTAGCTTGTGCTAGACCCGTAAGGAATTGACGCTTACCAGCTAGAAGAAGGTTAACGATTACTTCACTCATTTGTTATTTCCCACCGAACACCTTGGATATCTTTGCAGCCTGAATTTCGGCATGTTCAGTCGAGAGTTCCCTCTTTAGTTTTAGTGCCTGTCTTGCTATGCCCTGCATCAACACTCTCTCCATACCATCTTTCGTTCGCAGGAATCTCATAGCAGCTTGAAGACCGCCAAACAACGCGATTTCACCGGCTACTTCAAACTCTATGTCTCCTAGGCTAGTCCTAAAAAATCGTCATCCACCTGACGCGAGGTATTGCTCATCCACCTACTGAGCATCATGTTGTGCTGCATGATGGCGATTTCATTATTTACGAAAACACCGAATACAACTTCCCTAGCTGTCTTAGCTTCGAAATTCAAGGCTGTAGCCAGTTGCTCGTTATAGCCCCAAATATGCTCACCTTCCAGAGTCATAGGCTTAGGCTCTCCGTCACCGTGGTCAACGTACATACCTTCACAACAAGTGATGAAGGTGTCAACCGCCGCGAGAACCTGACGATCCCACTTGTTCTTCGTTTCCCTAGTAACCTTGTCTCCAAGCATATCCAACTCTTTACCTTCAACCAAGCGGTACTTGGCAAGGAGGATTGGAGGATCTTTGTCATACCCAGGAATGTGAATATACGTTTCCTTAGTAGCTAGGTCTGCTCGCTTTCGTTGGAGATTATCGAGCAGACTTTCGTTCCGTTCATCTTGTACTGCGGTAATCTGCGTAACTGGAACCTCTGCTTCGTTTTCCTCACTCATGTTTTACCTCTCTCCTAAGCGATAGTTGGGAAACCATCGATTGTAACTTCGATTTCCACCTGTGCTGCTCCTGATGCGTTAGCATCGTGAGTAGGTGGCGTGACACGCTTGAGCTTGCCGTTGTAGACGAGAGGACTACCGAACACGTTACCATCAATGTCTAGCGAATGCTTGATAATCATGACCTTTGACTTACTAGCGCCAACAATCAGAGCATTCAAATGGGCGTGATCGCGTTCCAGTCTGTACAAGCGTCCTAGCGTGACGTTATCCGTAGTCTTACGACCGCCGAGAGAAACGGGATCTTCCATTCCTCCTGGGTAATACTTCGTGTCCTCAGAATCGATAGCACCACCATCCAGCTTATCCCACACACCGAAGTCTTCCATCTGATGCGTGAATGGATGCTCGACTTTGACGTTTACACGAAATGTATCTTCACGTGTTGGCCCGCCGGGCAATTAGATCACCTCCAAAGCAAGCGGAGTCTTAACAATGTCGATGACAATGAACTCGGCGAACGGAGACATTTTAACATTCAACACAGCATGTAGCTCGTTAAGTGCCAGAGTTTGCAGAGTATTGACCTGAGCACCCGTATCTACATTAAATGCATCGTCGGGGGTCGGGCCGTAAAGACCACCCTGCTGGTAATAACCTAGCAACATGCTTGTGAGCGCACCATTGAATTCACCAATGGTGTGTCCCTTACCATCGATAACTCTGAAAACGAATGTTTCAGCAATTTGATCTGCATCAGATGCAATAGCCATGAACAGTCGGCTATTACCGAAGTTGATCCAGTTAGGATCTGTAACTGCGTTAACGAGTGAACGCCAACCGAATACCTCGATATTGGTATTCGCTCGTTTCATGATTACGTTGATGCCGTTGTCATTCAAATCCTGACGCTGAGCATCAGTGAATGCCACCTGAGACAATCCAACTGCCGTGTGCGAGATACCCTGATTGCCTGCGCTTGGTGCATTAGGACCATTCTCTAGCTCATTACCAGCAATCATGCCAGCAATCAAAGCCGATGGAGGAATGGTTCTAATAGTTCCAGGCACAATACCCTGCACTTGTACCCAGGGTGCGAATGCCGCTCCATAACGCTGATTGCCAACTCTTGCGTTGACCACCGACGTTTTCAGAGTAGCAACCACAGCCGTGTCAGTTAGATCAAGTAGAGCAACACGTCTATTAGCTTGTGCATGACTCAGTAGCGCGGTGTGTGCGATATCAGTAGTTCTGCCTGCGGCAGCTATCTGACCCGGCCCTAGTCCGATCCCAAACAGGACAAGTGCGTTGGTCCACTGTGTTTCTGTGATATTAGTACGATCATCTGTACCTGCTGAAAGCGCGGCAGGAGCGACAACAATCGGCTGTAGCAGGCTTGCTCCGATTGTGATACGAACATAATCGCTGTTTAGCGACCAGTCTCTTGCGTCAGCCTGTGTGGTAAGATCGCCAGACTGTTCAAGAACATTAGTGCCATCAGTGATAACAATCTGATACGTACCAGCTCCCGTACCAGCCACAACTCCAGCAAACAACTGTGTGTTGGAATATGCACCTGGACCGATAGCTGTAACAATTAGTGAGATAGCGGCTACGTTGTCATTCAAGTTCTTGAAGCCTGATGTTGGAGTAGGCCCAACAACTCTTGATACGTAGACACTCGACCCACCTTCACGGAAGAAGGTATCAACCCAATCCCATAGGATACCGTAAGATACCCTTAGTCCGTAGTGACGCTCAAACTCAGAGACGCTCCTAATCTTGATTGCATGAGTAATAGGTCCCTTTTCCGAGATACCAGTAACAAACGCCGTAGTGGTATCTGTTGGAACACTTGCAGGAATAGGAGAATCCTTGAGTCTGATCTGCGTACCCGGTGCCGGCATATTCTAACCCTCCTTTCCTTCACTCTTGAGGCTCATCAAAACCCCTTCGTCGATCATTGACTGATTTTCCTTCACTTCATCGGGTGATAGCTTAACAGTCTCTCCTGGCTCAACAGGACGCCCATTTTCAAGAGTATGAGCATTGAGACCAATGTACTTGTAGTCGGCTTTAGTCGCCGCCACTTAAAATTCACCTCCCTCTCGGGTAACTCCTGTGAATCGTCCTCTTGGGCCTCTCATCAAAGTACCTCCGCCAAACGCGGGAATACTTGTTCTTTCAAATGGAGCCATGATGTACTCTTTGATGATATTTCTTATAGCGATTCTATTCTGAGGAGTGACAACCAGGAATGGTCTAGCAGGAATGTTTCCCGGTGCATAGCCCTTTTGCATCGTTTCAGCGTATTCTAGTGCTGAGCCAAATACCAACGAGCTTTGATTGATTTTGAGAATTTGTCCTGCTGCACCTGGACGTGTAACAGACCTCATCAAAGTGGAGCCCGTTCTTTTCATTCTAAGAATACGTGGATCGTGTCCTGCTGCGCTCTTACGTGTAGCCCACTTAGCTGTCAATGGTGCCCAACCAGGACCTTGCTCCACGAATCGCTTTTCTGTTTGAGTCATGAGATAACCAGCGACAACTCGCATGGCTGGTTTGGTTAGATTGACTCGACTACTCATTACGTCGAGCTTTTCTATGAAAACCTGATCGCCGAATATCTCAATATCAAATATCATCAGTTATTGGTATTTTCTCGATATCAGTGTCTACCGTTTCAGCCAGACTATCTATCTGTGCTAGCTCATCAGGTACAATCGGTCCAGCCCATCTGCTAACAACGTCTTCGACATAGATAGCGAATAGAACTGCTGCACCTTTGTACAATTGGATTCTGTCTGGAATTTGTAGATCATCGTAGGACTCGTCTAACCAAAAAACACCTACTGCATCGCTTTCCAGACTTTGGTGTTGAACCATGATTGCACGAACAGCAGCACCGTATATCTTGACCATCTCATCGGCTTCTTCTTCTGTCTTTGCTGCTGTAGCAATTCCAACTGCCATTTGCCATGCAGCATTGTAAGCACCGTCTTGACCCTGTGGATGAGTTGGAACTTCAAACAAGCCGGGACTAATGACAACTGCCTTAGGCATTGCTTCGCCTGGTTCGATATCAAAAGTCGTTCTATGAGCGTAGCTTGCGGGAGCAGGTAGTGGTTCACCTTCCCATCCACGTTGTCGTTCGATTTCACGTAAGTAAGTGGGAAACCATTTAATCAGTAAATCTTCCACAGCATCTTCCAGATCAGATGCAACTAGAATTTTATTGAAAACGGTTTCAGGTAACGTCATAGTTCCATACCCATTGTGAATGCCCTGTCAGTGTCATCGACAGGGAACCCATCGGTCAACTCGAGTGATGCTGTTTCGACTTCCACTTCTGGACCGAGTAGAATTGTACCCTCTAGGATACCATTCAGTATAGCCATTGCTTCATCATACCTCAACTGAGCGAAGTTTCTAACGTCGATTGTAAGGGAAGTTCTAGCAGCATAGTTAAAGTACAACTGTGCTGCTATGAACTTAGCTGCGATTACCCTGATTATCTCAGGTGTATCATCGGGTGTATCCCAACTCATCAACGTAACGGAATCTACCGCCGAGGACAAATAACCCCTAACCACGCGAGCAATACTAACCTGAATCAGATTGGTATTCTCTTCGTTCGCTTCAATTACAGGTAGGGGCGCTTCATCCTGCGACGGTAGTTCCGCGTTGATATCGTCAATTGAGGCTAGAATTTCCACTACTTATCTTCTGTCTCCGCTTCAACTGCTGCTGCACTTGCAACAAGTGCAGGCTCAGCTAGACGTCCTTGACTTTCCTTGAAAGCCATAAGAGCCTTCATTTCCTTAGGAGTCATTTCAGCTCTTTCAGACGCTGCTGCTCTAAAATACTCAGCAGGAGACTGTCCAGGCTCAACAGGAGGATACTCAAGATCCCTAACTGCACCTGCCTCGATCATGGAATCGAACTCATCCTTCTCAACCTTGAGCTTCTCAGCAGTAACTTCCTCACCAGGCTGAATTGTCTTACTAGCCTTGTTGTATTCATCAACACCAACCCGGATTGTACTCCAGGCATACATCTTATCCGCCATTTTAGATTAACCTCCCTCCTTAGGTTTAGAAGGCACCTGCACCAAACGCAGTTGTGATGAGGTAGCCAGCGCCAGCAGCAACAAGCTTGGTGTCCCACTTATAGGACACACGTACTAGGTCTGCCTTACGAGCTTCCTCACGCCACCTATCCGTAGGTCGAACTGTACCATCAGGATAGATCTGAGCAAACGTCTTACCAAAGGTAAACGTTTTCTGACCAGGAACAGGATCAACGATACCGATCCAAACGTCCTTACCCCAAAACGATGAGATAACAACAGTTGAATCAATGTTGTTGGCCGAGTTGTAGACGCTATCAACAGGAAGGATCGTGCCTTCGAATCCAGTGAGAATCTTGAATGCACCATCAATCGTAAGAGCAAAGTTCTTGAAACGATCAACGACACGCGGATGATTCTCGATATACTGGATTCCGAGAGCAGGAATAACCATCGTGTTTGGATAGCGACCCGTAGCTGCATAGACAGCCCGCATAGCAGTTTGAATGTTAGCGACAGGGTTGCTTGTTGAGCTTACACCGTTCGTGTAATCATCCCACTGCTGTGCACCTGCTAGAGTCACTTTGTTACCAGCAGCATAGTTAGCAGCGTTACGGATCAACGTGCTAACTGCTAGTTCACGATCAAGAAGCAACGACCTTGTAACTAGCTCGGTAGCATCAACTTCTGGATTGATCTGCAAAGCACCACCAAATACCGCATTTGCAAGACCACCCTGTGAAGTAAGCTGCTGCCTTTCCTCGTCCAAGATGGGAGCCTGTAGAGAACGCTCCCTAGTCTGGAATGTATCTTCCGACCACTTGCCTCCAAGAATCTCGTTAGCAACTGCACCTGGCTCACGTGCTGATTCAAAGATCAGCCAATTACTTCTATCAAACACTCTGTACCTACCAGACTGTGTATTGACAGGAGTTTCTGGCATGATTCTATCAGCATAAAGAGCCTGATCCTGATAACCAACTGAGAAGTTGGTTAGAATAGGATCACTGTATAGAGTACCAGGATCGTACATTTAAGTTATTTCACCTCCTCAATATTAGAACGTGGCACCAACAGGAGTACCGGCCATATCAATCTCAAGAGCGATACGATCACCGGCATTAACAGCAGGAGCACCTACGCACCTACCAACAACACGAGCACCGGATGAAGCAGTAGCTGTACGAACACGACCATCAGCAATTAGCTCGCAAAGAGCACCAATAGCAATGGCAGCGGATGCTTCTGCCTCTGTAATACCCATCTGACGACAAGTAACTCCCTTACCCTTAAGAATCTCACCAGCAGAAACAGGCCACTGAGCAAAACCAGCGATCTGATCTGTAATTGCGGTGACAGGAGTAACAGTTTCGGGCGCTGAGAACTTAACTGCTCGGAACTTAGTAATTGCAGCAGCAGCTCTGTAACCCTTATCTACGACAAAGTTACCAGTAGCACTCGGCATTTAATTGATACCTCCTCTCTACGCCGGTAGAGCAACCCTGGAAGCCTCAAACAAGTCAGGGTGCTTCTTAGCTGTTTCCTCAAGGACCTTCCTGGTATCCCACTCAGGATTTTCCTTGGCTGTCCTGTCCATAACCTCAGCAAACAACTTCTTAGCACCTGCTACACCAGTAGCGGTAGAAGCGTCAACCTCAGGAATGTCATCCTCGTTACCACTGGAACCGATTTCACCGAACTGATAGATACCACCGTTCATAATGGACTTGAGACAATCCTCAAAATCCTCCACGGTAACAGTACCCTCAGAGAACTTCTTATGAACGTCCTGCACCTTCTCAAGCGCCTGTGGGCTAAGACCCTGATTCAGGGTCTTGAGTCCATTACCCTCTGCCTTGCGAAGTGTCTTAACACTTTCACTAAAGCTAATAGCAGAGTTATCACGATCACGAGCCATCAACTTGTTATGCTCAGCCCAATACTCAGGATACTGCTCAGCAAACTTCTTCTCCTGCTCAGTCCTATCCTGGCTCTTGCGAAGTGTCTCAAGCTCACCGAACATAAGCCTGACCTTCTCTACAACTTCATCGGGCTTAACGTCCTCAACGTCCTTATCAATGTCAAGAACCTTGAAAAGCTCACGAGTTGGCTTCTCAGCAAACGCAAATTCCATACCCACTTTAATACCTCCTTCCCTGCTTTGACTGTAACTGCCTGGAACATCTTGATCTGGTGGTGTTGATCTTCGCCAACCTCCTTCGAGTGATGGATCATCCGAACCATCTTCGTCTGTTCTTGGCTGTGGAGGACTACCTGTTCCTGGTTCAGAATGTTCCCATTCTTTCTGCTCTCCAATTACACGGAGTCCTGCCATTACTGAGAAACGCTTCTTATCTTCCTCGTCTAGTTCATCCCACATGGACTCGCTGAAATTGATAGGCATGGTCTTTTTAGCGATAGGACGGTTAGTAAGACCACCACCAACAACAACGTCTTGATGCTTGGCACCATTGTTGTCTTCCCACTCATCCAACCAGTCTAGGGAGAAGTATTTCCACTGTTTGTCTTTTACTTCCTTCTTAGCTTCCTCAGTAAATTCAACGCGAGTAAACAAGGCCGGTGTTTCAGGATCATCAGAGCTTGGCCTAATGGCAAACTCCTTGTACCAACCAGCAGCTTTCTTACCCTTAGCACTATCGAACCCATGCTCGTAATCAATGGCAATTTCCTGACCACGAACATTTTCGTTGAAATTCCTAATCATTCGATCTAGTTTCTCGATAGTGATAGGAACTTCACCATAAACAGGTGTTTTATAGGTCCGAGCAGGCAAAGCTTCCAACCAAATCGGGCCTTCTTCGTCCAACCCCCGCACAGGGGCCTCACTGATCGCTGATTCAAGCAACTTTTAGATACACCTCCTCCCTAAGTTGCACTTATCTTGATGATACGTTTCTTTGCCTTGAGGAAATCATCTATCATCCAACATCTAATGTCATTGTCAGAGCAAGTTTCTATTATAATGAAATCATTCGTGATTTCTACGATGTAATACAGAGTCTTACCTGTAACAAAGTAGACTCCAGCTTTGAGATCAGGTTGCCGCCCCGTCTGGCTTACCGACATAGCCTGTTCCCTTCTCCAACTTAACGTTACCCTTTCCATTTGAGGTGCTTACTACATTATCGGGTTGAGGTTTGCCTTGTGGTTTAGTAGTATCACGCTTCGGCATATCAAATATCTGACGAAGCCACGCTTCCGTGGGTTCATCCTGAGTGATTGCGTCCTGTGCGAACAGATTGGCAATCGCAGCGGCCAGCATTTGCAAATCTCTAGTCTCACCAATGTTACGTACTTGTAGCTTGGGAAAGTTCCTGGTAGGATAGTTCCAAACCACCAACTCAGGAATGACGTACATGTTGATTTGATCTGCGATGTAGTTGGCCACAAACCGTAGAGACTTCATAAACAGATCGGATTGCGTACCTGCTGTAGCTCTACCACCACCGCTTTCAATACCCAGGCCGATGAACTGTACTAGAACGTTCATCAAGATCATCGAATTATGGTGTGAGGCTGACGCTAGAGCATCAGGAAGTTGTCCTGAATTGCTGAGTTCAGCGAAGCCAACCTCAACCGCTGGTGTTTCAATGATGAACGATTCTTCGTTCGTTCTAAGGTTACGCAAGAGCGTATGGAGAATTGTGCGGTCTTGTTGAGTCCACCCAGGGAGTAGCTTACCTTTTGGTACGCCGATAGAATGTCGTTCTTTCTGAATGCTGTCGATCTTGTAAAAGTGAGTTTTGTAGTACCAATGTGGATATGCGGTCCGCAGGAGAGACTTGCCAGTTAGATCACCACCCTCGCGATTGAAGGTAAAGATGATGCATCTTGCAATCTCGAGGTCAATCTCTTCAACTTTACCACCTGTGCGAATCGCATTATGCACGATTTTCTCAGGCCCACCATTATCATCGTACACAATCTCTTTGATCGTACCCGTAGGACGTGGAGCCAACTTTTTGAGCATGACGAACTGTTTGGTGTTTGCTGCGCTCTTTGTGCGCCGAGGTGCCCACTCTCGCGTCTCGTAAACTTTTTCAACTACGGTGTAACCCTTTTCATACAGATGCAGGATATCTTCGAGTGAGTTGAGGAATGGTGCGGACATACCCTCCATCAAGTTAGCTGAAATGAATTCAGCAACCTCCACGTCTAGTGGATCTTCACTAAATGGGTCAACGAAAAACTCAGCGCCAAGGATGGGAGTCTTGGCTGCTCGCATTGATACATCAACTGATGCATCCTTCATCATCTTCCCGTAAGTCTGTTGTGCGATGAATGGTGAGATTAGTTCGGGTACAACCTCACGAATTACCGTAGGCTGTGAGCTACCAACTTCATTGTCAACTTGCGGCTTAGGAATATCAGTCAAACCTTTGGCCGTATAGCTGGTACCCTGAACAATCTTACGTGGATTGAGGGTTTTAAGTCTAGAAGCCACGATTGAGTGACAACTCCTGATCCAGAATGTTGGGTCTAGAACCTATCAAGCTAGTGAGCATATCTGCACTCTCACTGCCAGCGTAGTTCTCTCCGTAGATATCAGCAAGGTGGGTACCAGCACCCATAACGAAGTGAGGACCAACGAAGTAACGTAGTGCATCACAACAGTGGTCGTCCACTTTATGCTGAATATTACCGTCGCCACCTTGTTCTTGCAAGTCTTGTTGAGTGTTGCGGCCTAGTGGCTTAACATGCAACTGAGGCATTTCCCGAGTTAGGTTGGTACATGATGGATCAACGACCAAACGCTTTTGCTTCAAAAGGCGCTTGATTTCCTCTTTGCCTAGTTTCCAGGGCACGTCCATGAAACCAACGTAACCCAGGATCACGGCAAGAGTAGCTGCCTCATCTGCGCCACGTGGGTCACCCCACATAGCTGTCACATTGTATCCCCGTGGGTTATCCCTGTCGCGCAATTCGATACCGTGTTGCATTGTGGACTGATACTTCCCGTAGTATTCTCTCCACACGTAAACGGTATCATTGGGGGCTACCTGTATGTCGAGGGCGACGAATGGATTAATGAAACCATAGTCAAAAGCCAAATAGTTAGGCAAATTCGGATTGTAGGCGCAGGGCTGAACATGAATGGCATCATTCCACTCCTCGTATATAGCGCCGCTTATAGCTGTGAATGATGCACCGTATTCCTGGTCGAACCAAACTTTGCTTACCAGAGCGCGAATACGCTGGATTTCTTCATTCTCGAAACCACCAGGATAACGTAGCGTATTAGTCCAAGTAGGCTGTGACCAACTTCTGTAATCTTTGTGGTGTCCCTGCCCTAATACGTGTAGTGCATGGTACCAATTGAAACCCTTGGGAGTGGATGGAAAATCGGCACTACCCAACAAGTCAGAAAGAGCTGGCTCGATGTACTGCTCCCACGTACTTCTAGAGTGTTGAGCGGCCTCTGACATAACAGCATGTGATAGACCCTCCCCTAGCAGAGATGATTGCTTTTCTGCGGATACCACCTCAAGGACGGACTTCCAGGGAGTGCGGATTTCCATCTGACCCTGTTTAACGTTAAAAGACTTCTTACAGTGACGCAAGAGGCCCAACTTCTCAAAGTCATTCCAAACCACCCTAAACTCTTTTTCACCGAGTTTGTATGTAGGACCCACAATCCAATTGTAGGATTCTGGGATGAACATCTTGTAGGTGGTTCTATGACCTGTGGGCTGAGTTTTACCCCAACGTCGTCCACAACAGGGAACGTTGAAACGAGTGTTACTATACGTGTATTCTGACTGAGCCTCGGAATGGGGCTTAAACCCCAACTTCTCGTTGAGCGTCTTTTGATCGATACCTGGTTCAGCCTGTGGTTTTGCTTGGGCTATTTTGGAGACTCCTTAGCAGTTCCTTAATGGGATCACCATCTGCTCGGCCTTCTGCCAAAGCTGCCTCAACCACGTACTTTGCGGCATTCAGTTTAGTTGACTCTTTGCTGGCATTTCCTGCAAGCCACACGATTTGTGCAGCAGCCATGTGAATGTTCTTTTTGAAGAAGTCCCGCGTGTATTCCTCGATATTCTCGGGAGCTACTTCGGTCTTGGTTTCATACTCTTGCTGCAACGCCAGAGAATACTGGTTCAACTTCTCCTGCAAGCTTTCATCCGTAAGTTCGCCATTCTCCGCTTGCGCGTTCAACTCGTCAAAATTCAAATCGTCGGTAGCCATAGTAACCCCCTTCCGGGTTGGTGCGGGAATTGTAGCAACGTTACTCAGTCGTCACCCTTAAATCACATCTAACAATATTCCAAAAACTATTTTTCGCTTCGCAGTTACTGAGTGATATCCATCCGCTTCGTTGCGTTTGAGACATACAATCCTTTACATATTCTTTACACGGTGAGCGGGCATCGCTGTCATACTTAGACTACAGCGACAGAGAGAGGATTA